CTCTCCCTACCTCCGCAAAACCCTTTTTAATGTCATTAGAACTTACCTGCAATGTGCTCCCCAAGATGAACCTGTGTTTCAGTTCCTTAACCGGAAACGTGCAGAAGGCAAGCCGTTCTATGTTTATATGCTTGCAGCAGCCAACAAGTTTCTGCGACGCTACTATGCTAAGCTGCGAGATTATTTTGCCTCGCTGGACACTCTCCAGTCAGTAGATCCCATTCCCACCACCCTGAAAGCATCCCTCTGACATCACTTCCTTTTTCTCTTTTTAAGCCGGCACTTTGTGGTGGCTTATTTGTGCTGCACTTCTTTCTCCCCACCTTCTGCCAAATTTTCTTGCAGCAAGTCCTATTTGGGGCTTGACTTTTTCTTTGCAGGCTTTCATGTATCAGTCAGATTTTTCTGCGCTTTTCTGGCCGGATACTGGGTATGGGAACACATACGGCTACGTCGAGCTGCTATCCAAAACAACCTGCGTTTCCTCTGTGTCGATGATCTCTCGCGGGATGTTGGTCTTCATCAGTTTGCTTCCTGTGGCGCGATTCTCGAAATGGGATTGCGGCTGCAATATTCCGAAACGCCCCTGCGCCTGAATCTGGCCTTGCGAGAGGTAATTCAAGTGAGGCTTGCACGAGTAATCCTTCAGAAACAGCGGCGACGTATCTTCCATCGGGATATGCCCAGCAAGCGCCTGTGCGGTGTTGAGCTTTACGAGATTGAACAGCCGGTCTGCGGCGGTTCTTGCATACACATGGCCTTCAAGGCTTGCGTTCAGCCATGTGTGTGTGAAGTGGCGCTGCTGGATTCCGACAGACGCAAGCCGCCAGTAGACGACAGGTCTTTCTTTCGTCGGCACTACCCATCCGGAAATCTCGTCATGCCCAATAACAACCGCGTCCGGCAGAACCTTCTTCGTCCATTCGTTCATGGCTTTGATCGGGTCGGGGCACATGGTGTACTGCGACGGGCAAGCCATGATGTCGAAGATGGTTGTGATGCCGATGGTTCTTGGTGTCTGCTCCTTTTCGTTCTTTGCCTCAAAGGCGTCAGAACGTACCCATGCGAAGCAGTACGGGTAATCGTCCGCTTGCGCGAACGTCGCGTGCAGGAGGTCGCGGAGCGTGTAGTCGATGTCTTCCGGTTCGCTGCCGTATTCCATATCACACCATGTGTTGATGGACAGCACGCCGCTGGCGTTACGCGCCGGGTTCTCCTGCATATCGACGATGTAGTCAATACGCGGATACTGCCGGTTTTCGCCCCACTTGGGGTCGTCCGCAGTGGCTGCGTGCTGATAGAAGATGGCAGGCTTCCCTTTGTATTTCGTCAGCAGCCCTGCAAGTTTCTCACTTCCAATAAGCCGCTGGTATAGCATTTCGTACAACTCCATGTGCGCCGCTCCTTTACAGATTGATGTTGTAAGGCTCGGAGTAAATCTCCACGATTTCCGGTTCGGCCTTATCTACGGTTCTCTGAGCAAACGGGCGCGGGGCGATCATGCCGCCGGGTGTGCCGTTTTCCATGTATCCGGCATACTCCACGCTGCTTTCAATGGTCGGGTTGTTGCCATTCGGAAGCGGTCGCCAGCTTCTTGCAAGCGTGCCGGTTCTCCATGCAGGCGGCTCGCCGGGCGCAGAAGCGGTGTAGCTTCCGCCGGACGGCTTTCGGTACGTCCTGCCGCCACGTTGCCCACGCATGACTTCCAGCTCGGCATTTCGCAAAGCATTAGAGGCTCGGAACGCTCTTGAAGGCAGTTCTGACTGCACTTGCGAAATCGCTTTCTTTACCCGTTCGCTTATGTTGATGTTGAATCCCATTGAAGATCACCACGCTCTTCGCAATAGTAGGTGGTATCCACGTCAAGCTCTCCCTTGTTGTGGACGGTCTGAACACGGAAGCAGCGCGTTTCTTTGCCGCCTTTCGCCAAAACGAACGTATCCTGCTCCTTCGCAATCGGAGCGCCACGCTGGATAATCTTGTGGGAAACGGCGACGCCGGTCTGGCTGTACATCATCTTTTCCTCCGGCGTAGCGACGGACAGAATGCAGCGGACGCTCGCCTTCAGAGCAGGGGCTTTCAGGCGTTCACGCCCTCGAATGCTGCTTTCCGTGTCTTGCCCGTAGATGTTGAACGGCTTCGGAAACTGCTCTGGCCGCATGAGGCCGATTCTTCCATGCTTCAGCACTTTTTCTCACCTCTGAATGGTATGGGCGGTTTCACATATGGGTTCTGCATCATTCCGCCGTAGAAATAATGGCCGCCGTCCTCCGGGTTCCGCATGGAATCATCGACCGCGCCGGAGGTCGGCAAGATGTCGGCGGCGTCCGCTTCAGCTTTCAGGCGCTTACGCAGATCAAGCCAACGTTCTGCGCGTTGATTGAGGTTGAATTGCGTACCATCATCGCGCCAATCAGTTTCAAACGAAAGACGCATACAGACCGCATCTGCAAGCCTGAACAACGCCCGTTTCCACTTGGGGCACTCGTTGATGATCGCCTGAATCTCTTCGTCGCAGAGCATACAGCTTTCGCCTTCGTCGTCAACAAGCACGTCGCCCAGCTCGAAGCGAGCACGACTTACCGTGCGCCCGGTCAAATCGGACGGGTCGTAGGTGTACGTCATTTTGCGTCCTTCTTCCTGCCGACGGGCTTTTCTTCGGTCGTTACATTCTCAGGTTCTGTGGCGGCTTCAACAGGCGCTTCATCCTCGCCGGGCTTATCGTCGATTTCAATCTGCACGATGACGCCTTCGCGGGTAAGCGCATGGATGCGGCTCGGTTCAATCAAATCAGTCGGGATGGTATCACCGATTTCGAACGGATTTCCGCAAAAACGACACGGCATCTTGGCGATGTACTTCAGCATGATGGATTCCTCCTTTCCGTAGAAATATGGCAAAACGCAACGGCAGAAACCACTTTGCGCCCGGAGGCCGTTGGTCAGGCGGCACATCCGGGCGAGCGGTTTCACCAATGCGAGGAGGTGAACACATTACGGCGCTCTTTCGATGAGCTTTTCAGAACCGTTGCGCGTAGCTGGTTAGGTTTGAGAAATCAGACGCATTCCTTCATGAACACGCCCAGCTCATCGCAGACCTTCTTGGAGGTATAGGACGTCAGGCCTTCGATGAACTCGGTATGCGTACCCTTTTCGCCTTCGTACTGGTCGAAGGCGAGATACTGACCATTGCCGAGCATGTCCCACGCGAAGGTGTAGCCAGCAGAGACTTCATCAATGGCAGGATTGGGAGCCGCATAAGCAAGCAGCGCGCCCTTGCTGTCACACACGAAGTCCATGTTCGTGCTGCCATAGCCGCCCTTGTTGTAGGTGCTGTTCAGCACCACAACGCGGTCAATCTCGAAGAGCTGCGCCAGAACATTGGCGTTGACGGTCGCGGGATTGGCGGTGGAGCCGCTATACTTCACGCGGTCGAGAATGGAGGCGTTGTTCTTCAGCGCTTCGTAGGTTTCGACGCCCAGTGCAAGGACGTTCGGCCTGCGGCGGCCTTCACGCATCATCTCAACACGGCGGTCGCCGATGAACTTCACAGGGTCGCAATTGCTGTCGCTGAACTTGTAGAACTGATTGCCAGAGGGAGTGGTGGTCACACCCGCCCATTCGTTTGTCCATACGCCGGGCTTGAAATAGCCATCAGCAAAAGCGCGATCCATATGCAGTTTGAGCTGCTCGGTCGCAAGACGCACCTTGGAGCGGCGCGGGTCGATGATGCCGGGAGCGGCAGAGCGCTGATAATTCAGCGTGCTGATCTGGTCGATGCCAATGATGATCTGATCGACTTCACAGCTGTACAGCTCCTGCTTGGAGCCGAACATCATAGGCGTTGCCTTGCCAAACTCAGGCTTGCGCTGCACGTTGTCGCGCGCAAGGTCGCCCTTGTCGAAGATGTAATAGTAGCTGGTGGAAAGCTGCACCGGCAGAATCGGGAAAACGAAGGGCGACACGAACCAGTCATCCGGCTGGAAATACGCGACGCTCATGTTGGTCAGGTAGTTATTCGGCTTCCATCCCTTGGCGATGTCCGCGGCGACGGAGCCGTTGGTAGCGATTTTGCTCATGTTCTTTTACTCCTTTCGGTCAAGATCAGTCGCCTCCGGCAGCGGCGGCAGCAGCGGGAACAGCGGTATGCTGCAAGAAAACCTTGCACGGTACGTCAGAAGCGCCAGCTTCAAGCGCGATGGCATTTACCACGTTGCCCGCGTCAGCCTTAACGCACTTGCCGTTGGCGTCCGTCTTCAGCAGGTCGCCCGCAGCGAACGTACCGCCCGCAATCCAGTAGCAGATGTCCTTGATCTGGACGTTTAGCGTATCGCCCGCAGCAACGTCGCCCTGATCGGCGAGAACAATGCCGATCACAGGGTCGCCCGCAGAGGGAAGCGCCAGCTTGCCGCTGGAAAACTTGACAGCCTTCATCGCAGGGTCAGTAATGGCCGCGCTCGCAGCGGCACAGATGGTCGGGCTATCGTCATAAGCGTGAGTGTTGTAAGCCATGGTTTTTCTCCTTTCTGCCGTTCAAATCAGCGGCGGGATTTCTCGTACTCCTGCACCAGCTCAGGGTGGGCGATGCAGGCGGCGTCGATGGCGTCGGCGTACCTCATGTCAGGCTTGCCCTTCATGATTTCCTGCGCCGCAGCTTCGATTTTGCCCCAAGCGCCGTCAACGGCAGATTCTCCGCGCTTGCCGATTTCCGAGAAGGTGCCAGACTTTTCAATCGCATCAAGGCTGGCGTCCAGCACGCCGATCATGTCGCTGTACGCGCTGCCGCCCGCGTTCTTGAGGCTCTTCAGCACAGGAGCCAGCTCTTCGGGCTTCTTGCCGAGAAGTTCATAGCGCTTGGCAACATCCAAAAACTCGCGATTTTCCGCGTCTTCGCGGAATTTACGCAGGTTTTCGAGTTCGGCCTTGACGGCAGGATGCAGGCCTTTGTACATGTCCTCGGCTTCGCCGGGAGTTTCAAGTGCGGGTTCGGTAATGGCAGCAGGAGCGCCGGGAGCTTCCTCGCTGCCGAAGCGCTTGGCGAAATCCTCGTAGGTCGCCCGCTCTTCGGGGGTCATTTTGCTGGTATCGAAAAACATGTCAGTTGCTCCTTTCTTGACGGTCGGTTCTTCTTCGCCGTCATTCGCAGGGGGATTTTCTTCGCCGACGGGAGCAGATGCTCCATCGGCAGTAGGGGCATCGTCGCCGGTCGTTCCTTCCTCGATCAGCGCCGTCAGATGATCGCGCATTTTCACAAGAGCTTCATCGCCCTTCTGGATGTCCGTCTGAGCATTCTTTCCGGAAGCCCAGCTCTGAGCAGCAGAGCCAAAGGCATCGGAGAACTCGGAAACGCTCTGCTTCAGCAACGCAGCTTTTTCGTCGTCGCTCTTCTGAACATCGCAGAAGATGGAATAAACGCTGTCGGTCAGCGCATACACCATCGGCCACACTTCATCGCGCATGATGCCGTCATAGTCGCGCTTCACCTCACCTTCGGCGAAAGTGTAAGCGGCCTTCTCAACAGCAGCGCCGCCGGAGAACGCTTTGTGCACGAAAGCGACAAGGCGGTCCATGATGGACAGCGCTTCGTCCGCTGTCATATCAGTGCTGTCAGGCGGAGCATCCTTGCTCTTGGCGAATCGGATGTGTGCGTCCGGATTTGCCCCTTCATCGACCAGCGCTACACGCTTGATCTTCAAGTTTTTCAGCTTGGTAGGCATTTCACATCACCTCCATTACACTTTTTCCCTTATGGCTTGGCCTTCGATAGAAAACATGCGGTACGTTCCGTCCTTGACCTTGGCCCAAACATCGTCATCAATAACCCGGAAGCCTACCCACCATCCGTGAGGGATAGTTCCGGCAGGGATGCCCAGCAGCGCCAGCTTTTCTTCGGTGAAGACCATACTCTCCACAAGAATCGCAATATCGAAGCCACCGCGTTCGTGCATCTCGGAACCTTCCCGATAGAACTGCACGAAATCATAAGCGGCTGCTTCAAGCTCCGGCATCTCAACAATGTCTTCCTGCCAGTCAATGATCTGTTCTCCGTCAGTGCGTTCCGCAACAGAGGCCCAGCCAAAGACAAGCCTCTCTTCATCGTCACTCTTGGTGAGTTTGAAGGTGCATTGCAGCGTGCCTTCGCAGGGGTCAGCTCGCGGTTGTTGCTCGTGGCTGATGACGCATTCTTTGAATGTTTTGCTCATTGGATTGATTCACTCCCTTGTTACGGTGTGTAACACGGTCTACAACAGCGCGTATTTACTCGGATGAGTATTTGCAAAAGCCCCTTATGGGGGGCTTTACGCTTGACTATGGATTCGTCGGCAATTTCCGTTCGGGCGCTTTCAGCAGATACTTCACCGCGCACCGGCAGCCCGGATGCCCCGGCGGCAGGTCAACACCGATGGAAAAAGTCTCATTCAGAGGAACAACCTCGCCATCGACCGCACCGCAGCGTTTGCACACCTTCTCGTCATCAGCAGTCGTCCATTCCTTCATGACTTCCGGCGAAATTAGCCCTTGCTCTACGGCATCAATGATGACCATCTTTGCCGCGTTGTTGTAGGCATAGGCTGTTTCGGTTTCAGCAATCGAAGCCGCTCTCTGCCGGTGCATCTTCGCAGCGTAGGTCATTTGGCGCTTCAGGGCTTTCTTGTGCGAATAGCCCTGCTCAATCAGGTTGTCGTAAAACTTCTTCGTCTGTTGGCATTGCCACTTGGTCAATCCGATGCAAGGGCGTATTGCCCGCGCAAGCTGATCGACGGTCATCGTGTCCGTCATTACCGCTTGTCGTACAAGGACATTGATTGCCTGATACTGCGCTGTGCTGACTTCACGAATCAGTCTGCCGCCATGAGTGGATATGTAGCGCTCAATGGCGCTGTACATCGGGTCACGCAGCTCAACTCCGTACTCGGCAATCAGGTCTTTGACCACCTGCTTGCTGGCGGCTTCCACGAGCGGCGTGTAGCTCTCGACAAGGAAGTTACTGTAATCCTGCTGCCAGTCGAGCAGATAATTGATGCTCAGACCACCGTTCAGAATTGCTTCGCGCAGTTCGTGGTAAGTGATAGCCTTCTGCTGGTCTGCCCACATGCGATAGAGGAACCTTGCCGGTTGCGGGCTTTTCCGGTCAATGAAGGACGATAGCCTCTGAAGGATGTCGTCATCGCTCATTCAAGTTCACCGCCTCTTGAGCCGCTTCTTTGCCGCTTCAGCCTCCGTATCCTCGTCTTCGGGAGCGATTTCTTCCACGTCGAGGTCTTGGCCCGCCTTGGATGCCTTGGCTTTCGTGCCAGCATCCTTCTTTTCGCGCTCTTCTTTTTGACGCTGAGCACGCATCTCCCGGTCGAACTCCTGATTTTCCTGCCGTTCCGGCAGACTGGCTACCTTGCGGCAATACTCTTCGAGGGCTTCGTCAGCGATAATGACGCCACAGCCGGTAAGCTCGCGGATATAGGCGGACAGGTCTTTCAGGTCAGGCGATTCAACGTCGCCATGCGTCAGCTTGGGGTACTCCGTAATTCCACGGAAGTGTTCTGCGTTCATGCCAACCAAACGCGGGATGCCTTGGCTGTTGAAAACCTCGCAAATGATGTCGAGGTATGCGCCCAGCGCCATGCTGAACAGGTGTGTCTTGTCGCTTGACAGGGCGAAGCTGCCTACCTGCTGATGACCAAGCAAAAGAAAATCGCTCATGGTTGACATGGCGATTCGCGTGTCGTAGCGTTCGATGATGCTGTTCGTGTCGAACTGCCGACTTCCGCCTGCACTCAGAAGCTCCAGCTTCCAGCCTTCTGGAAGCACGATGCCCTCAGTAGCGTCACGGCGAATATTGCGGACGATGGTCTCAGATCGCCGAAGCGCCTCGGCCATATCGAGGTCGTCTGTGTTCCAGATGTCTACGCCGGGCGGTGCGGTCAGGGTCGGCAGACCGGCAAGGTCGCGCTCTATGCCGACGCCTTCAATTTCCTGAATCCGGCGCTTGAAGTACCACGCACGGTAAGCACTGCGCAGAATGCTCCTGCCTTCAGGGTTGTTCTTCCGGCTCTTCGTGCGGAAGTGCAGCGCTTTGTCAATAGGGATGGTTGCCATGACGTATTTCGGGGGCGGCAGTTGCGTCATGCCCGTCAGGTTGTCATGGTCGTCGTACTCCCAGCGGAACAGCGTTTCCTGAGAGCGGATGGGGAGCTTCTGCCAGCCAATCAGCCCGTCAGTGTACTTCGAGTTCAAGCGCGGGTCACGACTGTTCCCAGCTCTGCGCTTATACACAATTTCGTGGAAAGACCAGCCGAAGGTCAGGAAGGACAAAATCTCGGAGATCGTATCCGTCCATGTATCCTGCATATCGTTCATGCAACTTTCCACGAACTCGGCACATTCCTTGTCCTTTGTGCTGTCACCGCCGGGTTGGATGCTCCAATCCGTCTGCCGGAGCAGAATTTCGATGGCATACAGAATGGCGCCGCACACTTCGTCATTCTCAGACATTTCACGGTATACCTCGATACCGCGCTTGCCCTGAAGTTCTCGCAGAAATTCTTCAGAGAACATACCGGCATAGCGGCGCTGGCCGATGCTGCCGTATTCTTTCATGCCTCCGGGCATAGGCTGTCACCTCATTTCTTCCAATAGCTCTGCCGGTCGTTGCCGTAGTCAGCCGGGGGCGCAGAGCGTCCACCCGTTGCCGACATGTAATTGATTGCCTGTGTCATCGCGTCCACATCGTCGTCGTGCTTTCCATTGGGGAAAGCTGCGCACTCTTCGATGAAGTCGTGAATCCACGGGGCGTTTTTCGGGTTTGGAAGATAGATATTCCCAGCTTCCAGATACGGCGCAACCGCGCTTGCGCGAACGACTTTGCCGCCCATTGGGGTAATCGGTATAATGCCGGGGATCTCTTTCTTCAGCATTTCGATAACTGCGGGGCCGTTTGCCGCATCCTCAATCAGCTTGCCTCGCGCTTTCGGGTGTTTATAGGACATCGTGCGTATGGCTTGCATGGTGTCCACGATACCGATCTGATCGTGAACTCGGTCTACCAGATAATAATTCGGGCCAGAACGCATCCACACATGACCGGCAACATAGTCGCTGGCTTTGCCTTCTTTGAAGGTGCAGTCCCAAGACTGGACAGCCTGAGAAACTTTGTCAGGCAAAACGTCGTAGAACTTGAACCAGCCGCGCTTGAGGATTCCGCCTTCGATTGGGGACGGGTGCTGCTGGTACAGGCTTGCCCATGCGTAAGAGCCGACGGCACGTTTTGTCTGTTCGCACCATTCGTTGTCAAAGCCGTGTTCCGGCCAGAGCGGTTCACCGATCTTTCTGCCGAGCAGGTCGTTTTCATCGTCGCACACGCATGGAAGCGATAAGACCTTCCAGTCGCCAGCCTCACTTTCCAGCAGGCTTGCAGCCAAGTCGGCTTCGTGCCACCGCGTCAGAATGATGATGACCGACGCTCCGGGATGAAGTCGCGTGTAGATGGATGAACGCCACTCATCCAACAGGTTCTTCCGATAGGTTTCCGATTCGGCTTCCTGCCGGTTCTTGATCGGGTCATCCAGAATCAGCAGGTCAGCGCCTTTACCAGTGATGCCGCCGCCGACGCCAACGGAGATCATGCCGCCCGAATGGCCTTCCAGATTCCACGAAACTTTGGATGCCGCCGTCTGAGAAAGCAGCACGCCAAACAGCTCGCATCCGTGCTCTGCAATTTTCATGCGGTTGGCGTCGCCAAATTCCTTGGCAAGATCATCGCCGTAGCTGACCTCAATCACGCGCCTGTCCGGATACTTGCCGAGATAGTAGCTGGGAAACGTCGCCGTGACCGTCATAGACTTGCCGTGACGTGGCGGCATGAAGATCATCAGGCGTTTCGTCTCGCCAGTGATGACCTTCTCCAATTCCGCACAGATGAGGTCAAGATGTCTGGCTCGTTTCCATCTGCCGTGATGGACATACTCGACGTAATCAGCATAATGCGTCCGTGCGAGCTGTCGCTTTGCGGCTTCAGCTACGGCCTGAATCTTTGCCGGGGACAGGTGTCTCTTTTCTCGCACTATTCGGTTTCGGGCCGGGCGAGCGCAGCGAGATTGCGCAGGTCTTCTTCGCTCATGTCGCTGAGATCAACCTCCGTTTCCGTCCTGAGCGTAATATCCTGCTTCTGCGACCATTCGCCCGTCTTCCGCTTTCTGTTGTTGAGCCAGTACATGATTGCCATGACGTCCGGCGGCACGCGCTTTTTTACAGTACGCACCTTCACCGGCTTCACACTGCCATCAGGGTTGTATTCGAGAATCCGCTCTTCCTCGGTGTGGTCGAAACCGGTGCAGCGTTGGAAAAGGCACTTTTCTACTTTGGCATCCGCCGCTTCCTTAGCACAAGCAAGGAGCTTGCCAAACTCAGAAAGCACCTTTTCGCCGTTTTCATCGGTTATAGGCTTTCCGCTTGCATCCGTCTCATACTTCCAGCGATTGATTGTCCGCTCCGAGACGTGAAAAGCGTCCGCAATATCCTGATCGGTTGCGCCGCGAATGGCGAGTGACCACGCCCAGTCCATATGGATATCGGGATTGAACTTTGTCGGTGCGGCCATGCTGTTTCACCACTCTTTCTGCACACCGCGTCTTACCCGGCGAGGTAATCCGCCGCAAGGTACTCAATAAGCTGCCAGCGGTTCCGCTTCGTGACAACGCCTTCCTTCTCAGCCTTCTTAAGGGCCTGTTCGATTACTTCAGCGGCCTCCTTAGGAACGGAATTGCTGCCAAAAATCTTGGTCAGGTACGTCCATTCTCCGGCAGGGTCATAACCTGCGATCTCCATCTTTTCGTTCGTCGCTTCCACCATAGAAGCAACCGCAGCACCAAGATTGCGAACATCCTGAAACTGCTGATACTTTGCCAGTGTCTCGGCGAACTGCTTTCCCAGCTCGTAGGGAGCCGTGCCGATGACCTCAGCGCCCTGCTTTTCAAGGTGCTTCACCAGCAGCTCAAGGTTTTTGAGCTGATACGGCAGGAAGGCGAACGTGATCGTCTTGAAATCAAACTGCACCGCAGGGGAAATGAGCTTGTCGAACTCCGCAGACGGCTCTTCCAGAATGTCTTTGCCGACAAAGCTCTCCAACATGTCGTCCACGTCCGAGATCATCTTTGCAATCTCGCGCAGCGTGGACTGGTCGTCAAAGCCAGAAATCGCGTTGTGGGCAAGCTGTTTCGCTGCCTCCTGCGACTTACTCAAGCCGGACACATCCAGCAGACAGTAGATTTCCTTGAGGCCGGCGGCTCTTGCGCTCTTGATGCGATGATGCCCGGAGATAATCTTCAGCTTGCCGTCGATCAGGGCGACAAGGGGCAAGCTCTCAAGCTGTCCGCGCTTCTGGATATTCGCCGTAAGCTGGTCCTGCATCTGGTCTTTCATGATGCGAGCGTTGACGTTCTGCTCGACCAAACTGTCAAGCTGAACCTTGACAATCAACAGCCCGGAACCCATGTCGTGGATTACTTGGTAGCGTTTCTCTTCGTCTGCCATTCTTTCTCCCTCCTAAGCCATTCTTTCAGCGTCTCAGCTTCCGTGCGCCCATCAACGACCGGGGCTGCATACGTCAGCTTGTATCCGTTGGTCTTGTCCTTCTTTCGGTCAACCAGCTTCATGATGCCGCGTACTTCCTTGTTTTCAGGGTGCTTGGTGAGCATTGCCGTTCGGACGCTGACAAGGCGTTCCTTGTCGAAGTCATTCACGATAGTTTCGCAGAACTGCCTGTTCTGGGCCAGCATGTACAACAGCCGACCAAGCCGGTACTGCTGGTGCGGAACCTTCATCACATACCAGATGAACAGTGAATCCGCCTGAACCTTCGAGATGCCAAAGACGCCCGCAACCATCTTGTCGATGAGTACGGCGAAATTGAAGGTGGCAGAGCTTCCGACGAAGTTGTGCGTCCAGATTTTGCGGTAATACTGCGTATTCGCTGCCTTGACCTTGATGATCTTGAGGTCGGATGCCTCTGTGATCTCATAGTCAGTCGGCATGATTGCGCAGGGCAGCGGTTCCAAAGCACTATCAGAAGGACGTTTGATCTTCTTTCCGTGAGCGAGTGCTTCGGCTTCGTCGCCTCGGTTGGAACAGACGTAGGCGTTCATGCCCTTGCGGGTTTCGCCGCGAGCGAAGATTGCTTCACCGATATACTCACCGGCGGGCTTTTCCTGATAACAAAGCACCAGAGCTTTCGCGTCGGCAATCATCTCGAACAGCTTCCCGTGGCCGCTGTCCGGGTCGAACAGCTCGTATTCCGGTTCCTTCCACGTCATCAGACCGCCTGTGTCATAGTAGCGCTCGTAGCCGCTGAAGTACGTCGGCGGATTGACCACGACGATTGCGTGCTCATCATCCAGCACCTCGCGCATGTGGACGAACATATCCAGCGGACGGTAATTCATGCCGCCAAGCCGCGCCTTGCACCGCGCAAGCCCTTCGTTGATCTGGGCGACGTACTTCTCTCGCTCGAAGCTCAGGTCATTCAGCAGGTTGTGAAAGTATTCCGTGCCCGCTTTCTTGGCCGTGCGAAGGTAAAGCTGCGCGTACAGCGCGGTTGCCGGGTCGAGCAGCTCTTCGTCAGAAAATCCCTTTGCCTTGATCTCAAGCTCGTCAAGCGGCTTTCCCATAATCGAATAGCCAAGAATCGTCGGCATCATCGACACGTCGCTCGTTTCAAGCTGGCTCGTTTTGTACCCGGTATCGACCGCGAGATTCGACATGGCGAACGTGCCCGCGCACGGCTCAACGAATCTCGTATATCCGGCCTCACGCGCCGTTTTGAAGAGCTGACAGAGGAAACGCTGCTCAACTGCACCAAGACAGCCAAGGAACATTTCTCCGGGGTTCATGTACATCATAGCTGTCACCACCTTGATTTGAGTAAAAGAAAACCAGCCTGCGATGCAACCGCAGACTGGTTCGTAATTGATCTGGACCGGCGGGACGGATTGGCTACCGCCACTTCCGTTCAGGAATGAACGGTGTCCTGCATTAGACTACCGCCGGACATTGAGGGGCGGTAACACGCCCCTCTCGGATTCGCTCACCAGCGACCGTTGCCGAACATGCTCAACTGCATTTGTTCCGCTTCGCGGTCTTTGATTCGCTGCTCCGCTTTATTGGGCACTGCTGGCACAGCCGCGCTTGCCCTCGCCTCTTTAGCCTTCTGAACGCCCGTGCTTCCCTTTACCTTGACCGTGGTTGGGTCAGGGAGTTCGTCGGCAATCTCGCCCGTCTTTTCGAGCAGCCACTTCGCAAACATCGTTCGGTGGCACCACTGCAACGGGTCGCGCACGTCCTCGTAGCAGAGAAGGACGACCGGCTTTCCGCTGTCGAAAGCCTGAATCTGGCGATAAATCCGATCTATACCCACCCGGTCAAGCCGTTCACGATACTTGTGTTCGTAAACCTCCTTGCTTTGGATGCTCAGCAGACCATAGGGCATCAGGTCGTTTATCGCCCCGGCAATCTCATAGCCCAGCGGCCACTTCGGGGCGCCAAGGCTGATTCTGACTGCCGTGTACTTCCCGGATTTCAGCTCCGGGTTGGAAAACCTGCTCGTGTAAAGCATCTAAACGTTATCGCCTCCGGTCGGTTTTTTCGGGCTGACATAACCTTCAAACGCCTGATATAATCATAGCACCTGAAAGCCGCCCTGTGAAGTCACATAATCCGGCTACTTTCCGGCTACTTTCCGGAATCAAGCCGCGAGGTCCTGAACCGTGCAGCCTTTGCACCAGAGATCGCGCTCAATTCTGAGCCGGTACGGCGGGCAGACGGTGTTTTCCAGCTCAGAGAGAAGGACGGCTCCCCATTCCCACTCGAAGATGTGGCAATAGCCGTGAAGCAGCCAATCGCCGTCTTCGAGCTTCTCGCCCTCGGTAATCAGCCACGTTCCTGCGCCGCAGGGGTTGAAATACTTCACGATTACCTCCGCATCCATGTTGCCCAAGGTGCTGCCGGTTTCCGTCTTGAGCAGCTTCTTCTCAATCTCCTTCGTCATCAGCTTCATGGTTCTTTCCTCCTTGACGTTTCCTGCCTTACTGTGGTACAATCAAGGTGGCCGGGGTAAGGCTCCCGGCTCACCTTTCTTGGTGTGGTAGCGGTTCGCTTTGCGAGGGTGGCCGCTACTTTTTTATTTCGCTTTCGCCTGTCGGATAAGCTCTGCCGCTTCTTCAGGCGACTTCGCTTTGCTTTCTACGAGCCGTGCCAATGTCTCGAGGAAAGCGTTGAACTCAGCGTTGGTCATTCCGCCCTCCATTGTCCTCCCTCCTTTCTCAAGAACAATTACTTGTTCTGCCTTACAATTATATTATACACTATTATAGGATATTTGTCAAGAGATACAGCTCAGAAAAGCGCCTATAATGGCGTTTTTTCATTTGATCGTAGACTGATTTTACGGGTGGCGTACATTGCCTTGTTGTCCTTATATGTATTATATAATATAAACACTACTACACATACACACGGGTCTATTATCTATCTCTATATATATTATAGATATTGGGAGGGGAGCTTTTCACTTGACGGCAGGTTTCAGAAAGCCCCTCTCCCAACGGTCGAGAATGAATTATGTCGCTATCCGATAAATCTTTTCGAGTGCCCTGTCCCGAATCTTCTTCAGCCCCTGCTTCGAGTAGACCTCGCCGAAGCGCTGCTGGTAGGCGTAGATCAGCTCCCGCCAGAATGCGCCGCCAATGGTCTTGCTCTCGATCACGAAGCGCTCCTTCTCGGACAGCCCTTTGAGCCACGCAGTCACGAACACGACGGTCGGTGTCTTGCGGCGAAGCTCGTCCTTCTTGCTCGCGATCTCTTTCTCGATGTCAACGATGTAATCCGGGACATAGCCGTCAGCAAACTTGATGGCGATTCGTTCCGTCGGACTGCTGACGCTTGTGCCATGTGGCATACCGGATAGGTTCTGAGAGCCGGACAGTGCGTCCGTCATCATCGTCCTGCGCAGATCGGCGGCAATGCGCTCCAATTCCTGAATCTCCTGTTCGAGGAACTCACATCGGGCCGTATATTCGCGGTAATTGCCAAGCATCAGATCGACGCTCTCTTTTTGCATTGCCTCCGCACCTTGCCTTTCTGTTCGCGTTCATCATTTCCGTTCTGTGCCCTCTGATGGGCCGGCGGCGATCAAAACGGCAACTCGTCGTCATCCACCTGTGTGAAGCCATCGGAAGAACTGCCGCCGGTATACTGCTGAGATGAGCCCTGCTGGGCCGTCTGCCCGCCGCCGTTATGGGCATCAGACCTGTTGCCGGACGGCAGGAACATAATCTCCGTCGCCACAATCTCAAAACCGTAGCGCTTGGAGCCATCCTGTGCTTCGTAGGAGTAGGTTTGCACCGGGCCTTCGATTGCTACCTTGCTGCCCTTGCTCAGATACTTCGCGCAGTTCTCGGCGCGGTTCTTGAAGGTCTTGACCGGCAGGTAATCCGCGCGGGATTCTCCGTTCGCATCGCGCATACGATTGACGGCGACGGTGAAGGTGCAGACCGCCACACCGCTCTGAGTGGTTTTCAGCTCCGGGTCGCGGACAAGGTTGCCGACGAACATGGCTTTATTCATTCCATATCACTCGCTTTCCATTGAAATCATTTGAAATCAAATGCTATCAGCTGTCAGCAACGCTTCCCGCCGTGGCGGTAGGGTCTGCTCTTGTTGTATTCGTGCTTTTCAATCATGACGGCCTTCGGGTCTTCACAGCCGTGAGCTTCGAGCCAGACGAATACGCGGTAGATGATTGCTACAAGATGGCACATCGCTTCATCCAAACGCGCACCATTTGCTACCAAAGTGCTCTCCATCGCGTGCGTCGTCATGGCATGCAGCCTTGCAACGAAGACCGGAAATGGAGTTGCTTTGAAGGTTGCTTCAACACGTTCTCGCGTTTTATCACTCGGACGAATGAATTCATCAAAATCCACATCATCCGCATCGGAATCCAAGGTGAGTACACTGCCCATGAAATCCAGAATGCGAATGCAGCCGTCAATCAGCTCAACAGCGATGCCTTCCGGCTTCTTACCACGATGTGAGCATTTCTCCCGCGTTTCATAGTTCAGGCAATCGTTCTCGTCTTTCGGGTCGCAGGAATGTCCGTGACCGTCAGGCTCACATTCGCAGCAGTGATACCACTCCATCGGCCTTCCGGCGCGGTATTCCTCAAGAGCTTCGCTCCATTCAGAGTGAATAAGGGCAAAAATCTCGCTGACGCCTCGCTCAGCATCATACCAGCCGTGATCGACGGCGTTCTGATGAACTTCCTTCGCAAATTCTCCAAACTTCATTCCTCTATTCTCCTTTACAGCCAAGTTTCAACGATCACCGGGTCATCATCCGGCGATTTTTGCACACAATAGAATCCTTCGGGAATGGTGGCCCTTGCTTCATCCAGCGTGTCACGGATGGTAATCAAGCGCATTGGCCTCGTCCCGTCGAACAAGCGCACAACATATTTGCCGGGGAAATCGCGCAGGTTTTTGTAGACGGTGAAGACCGGGAATATCTTCAGCTTCTCATGCCAATTCACGCCGCAAAAGCTATCAGCAATGATGCTGGTGTAAGCATCTTTTTCCACACGCCGCATTTGCATCCGCTCAAAGATATTCGGGCCGTTACTCTTTTTCGGAATCGTCCGCATCTTCTTCGACTTTTTCACAGCTTCCTCCAATCGTCATTCCGGCAAACGGGCATTCTTTCCCGTCGTCCGGGTAATCGTAGTGATACGTTGCTTCGATGTCGCGCCGCAGTTGGCAGCGCCGGGCATCCTTTCCCGCCTTCTCACAGCAGAAGCATTCATAACCAACGACTTTTTCCATGATTCTTTCCAGTGCTCGTTGGGGAACGTAGGTGAGCAGATTCCCATCATCGCGGCTCGGAGTAATTTCCGGCTTTACTTCGACCACAATCCGCGTATACTTCAGCTCCTTTGAAATCTGAACCAGCTTGTTCTTCGGAACCGTCGTCAGAAGTTTCCGCACGAGTTTCTCTGCCACGGACTGAATCATGCGATAGTCGCGGTATGCTCTCGGAATGCTCCGAACCCGCTTGTCGAGTTCGCCAGCGCAGTTGTTGAACGTGCTGACGACGCCGAACAGTTCGCGAAGCGCGTAGTATTCACGGCCAGACAATGGGAAACGGTCAGGAACAGGTTGCGCCGTCGGTCGTTTTTTCTCCCGGCTGTTCATCCAACAGCCTCCTTTCGAGCATGGTCACACAGTTGTCGAGAGTGTCGCGTTCGGCTCGAATAGCCCTATACTCCCGCGCCAGAATTTCATGCCGCCCCTGCAGGAAGCGGATTCGTCTGCCATAGCGGTCGCGGTCATGTTCTGCCTTTGCCAGCTTCCGGCGCGTTTCTGCATGGGCGCGGCGCTCAAGGTAAAGCTGCGCGGCAAGACGTTCTTCAAAGGTCATCTGTACGTCCTCCCGGTACGTCTGTCTTTGACCTCGATGCGGGCAACCAAGTCGAAGTCCGCAAGGTCAATCACTGTTTTGATGGACTTAATCAGACGATTGCAGCGCAGGTCTGCTTCCTCCGTCTCGCGCATGACGTTTGTGAGCGCATCGTGCGTGGTCAAATCCATGTATCCCTCCGGATTACGCAGGGGGATACGGTTCTCATCGCTCATCCTCGGATGCACCTCCCGCAGGATTCCGGTTCATGGCACACACCGCCGTGCCATACGCAATTCGGGACGAGATACTGCGCAATCTCCGGGCACACGCGAGCAGCTTCAGCACACATCAACTGCGCAACCTGCTGCGTTTTCTCGGAAGCCTTTCCACATAGCCGCTTGTTTGCGACGTTCATGAGTTCTTCGGCGTTGCAGTAGAAGATCATGTGGACCGGCGTGGTTCGAGGTGCTTCGTCGCCATCTATCTTATCCTGCCGGTCATTACGCAGACTGCTGATATACGGCTGCGCGTGGACGTGACGGGCGAAATGGGTGGAGATATTGGACGGGACGTTCTCCACCAGAAATGCGAAGTTCAAAACCCTCACGGGGGAATGACGAGCATTGAGCAAAGAACTCAAGAGCTTAGACGACGGAGGCAACGACGGCATCTCCGTTTTGCCCATCGTAACCCACACGCAGCGCTTGAACAGCATCAACTCTCGTTCTTCAGGCCAATAGATGGCGGTGACTTTGGTTTCCGGTTTGTCTTGCATATCACAAGCTCCTTTCATATGCCTTTATGTACTCTCGTGGAATGCGACCGTGGTGAACACACCAGTTTTCCGAGCCGGGCCATCCCTCAAACAGTGGCTCTGTCAACGGATAGACCGCCCGAAGACGCTGGCGGTCGTAGATGCGGTCAAGCTCGTTGTCCGGAATCTCGACCGTCAAACGCCAAGCCGTGCGGCTGTACTGAATCGCATTGCGTGTTGCCCAGCTCTGTTTTTTGCGTCCGGGTCGGTTGTGAGCCATATCCACCCGGTGTGAAGAATGAAGCCATGCGGTGTAATCTCTGTCAGACCGCCTTCCGTAAGCCCGTTGTGCAAGATTCCCTTGATGTGCCGATCTGCGCAAAAGTGATAGAGTGTCATCGGCATCACCTCCCGAAAGCCAGTAGGAACAGCTTGTAGATCACCGCAGGATAAGCAAGCCAGACGAGAACGATTGCCGACCACTTGAGGAATCGCTCTGACCGGCTGGGTTTCAGTTGGGCTGTGGGCATCGGCTCCCACGCCTCGTAGCCGCCTCCGGCTTTGCATTCGTTTTCGACGTTCAAACGGCAATCGACGCCGCCGATGCTGTTCTTGCATCCTTCGCACGGACAATGTTTCATGGTTTCTTTGTCTCCTTTCCTGCAAGCAGACCATCGAAAATGCTGATCTGCCGCATGTTCTTCGGCGTTTTCTTCTGCCCCATGCTCGAAATACAGGGCTGTTTCCGTGCTGTCCGTCGTGTTTCCCGCCGGGATAACCTCGTAGTGGTTTCCGGTCTTGCGAATGCAGCGGGTGCAATGTACCCAATCACCGAGTTTCATCCACGGCCACGCTTCCTTCCGCAGAATCATTGCTCCACGGTCTACTCGCTCGTTCTTCCTCGGACGGTTTGCTCAGCCAGCATCGCCAATTCTTTCGGTAGTCCTCCAACGGATAATCGGTGATTTCTCCGTCTCTGCTTGCAAAGGCGATGCAAGGGCAGTGGCTGTTCGCATCATCGCAAACCTTGCCATAGACCAGCATGGCGACCACCGGAAGCGCTTGCCCGTCCAGCATTTCTTCCATCCATATGACTTCAGCCTTTTCGATTTCTTCCGGCTTCAGCACGCGGCTCGCAGGTTTGGCTCGGTTCGCGGTAGTCTCCCAGACTTCGCTCACCGTTTCGCATTTCGGGCTGCTGCTCTTACACTTCGGGCACAAGAACTCAAGATAGCCCGCCCATTTCGGACAAAGGAACATTTCGGCTCCGCAGTATGGACAACGCGGAAGTTCTTTGAAACTGGCCATTTTATTTCACCTCCCAAGGAAATTCCTGCTTGAAGTCGTCGCCCATCAAATCGTGCAGGCTGTCTTTCATGAAGAGCGGTTTCCTATGCCGCCTGCACTCTGCGGCGATTTCATCAATCCATTCCTTCCGTGGCGCAACCTTGCCTTTTCGAGTGCCGGTTTCTGCGCCCACGATCACCCACTCAGGCATTTCCTGCATGGTTCCAACCGGTTCGATAATCGGTTCTATGGAGCAGAACGTATGCGGATTGTCGTCAGGCATCCGGCTGAAAAAGAATGGTTCGTTTGCGCCCGTTATTGTTGAGCCATACCAGAAAGAATCACGAACGCGCAGAATACCGTTTCCGTACAGGTCTACATATCGTTTCGGGTTCTTGGTGAGAAACAGATACCGATGCTGAGGCGCTGCCTCGCATGCCTCGAATACCTGCTCAATCCATTCGTCCGGAACCCATTCGCCGAACAAATCGGCCATTGAACATACAAAGATTGTGCGCGGCTTCTTCCAGCTTTTCGGTTCGTCCAGCTTGTAGTGATGGAAGGTGGGGTCAAACTCCCACGGGTACGGAGCCTTCTTGCCGCTGTAGAAATCCGCAATCGGACGGTCGAGTTCGTGAACATCTTCTTCTGCGTGCAACCGCACAACATCGTACTCTCCGTATCGGTTCTCCAATTCGTCTTCATAATTCACGCCGCCGAACCGCTCTGCAATCTTCCGCGCGTAGCAGTACGCGCAGTCGTGCCGACAACCCGTTACGGGGTTCCATGTGCTGTCGCACCAGTCGATTTTCGTTTTCGTCCCCATGTGCTACCTCCTTATTTCGTATCCGACGTCAATACCATCAGCTACCATTCTCGCGCAGTATCGCTTCATGGTAACGTAATCGCCCGTCTCTATTGCTCGTCGAAGGTCCGCGCTCCTGCCCGTCTGATTCAGGCTTTTTGAGTTTTCGAGAATGGAGATGGCTTTCTTTGCGCCTTGAAGAATCTCGCTCTTTCTTGCCATGAAGTCGTTGGGAACCTCCGGCGGAAGGGGTACGAGATTGGCGCTTCCATCGTCAAGCAGCTTTTCACAGCCGCCGAACATCGACAACTGCACAGGCGCGGAAGACAGTTCCTTCAAGTGCCTATTCGCATAGATGATGTGATTCCGCACCAGATTCAGATTGACGCCATCCGGCCAGAGCGGGTCATTGCTTCCGTTTTTCCTGATGGCATTCCATCTTTCCAACTCCTTCAGGGCATCGGCTCTGATGGATTCAGCCGTTTCTGCCATTTGGCATCCTCCCTTCTCAGACAGCAAGCGGAGCGTCCTTCGGTCAGCGCTTTCAGGCCCTTCATTGCTCCGCTGACATCACCAGCGAGCACCTGCCCTTTGAGCGTTTTCATCTGCTGAGAACTCAAGCGCGAGCGCTGTGCTTTGATTGCCTTGAGCGCACAAGTGATGGACACGTCCATGTTCACCACCCTTTCAGCCAGTAGAAAGCCCTGCCCAACAAGTTGCTGACGGTTGCCAGCGGGAACAGGACGACAAGCGCGGGCAGGAGGACAATATACGCCACGAACCGGAACGTGAACCGCTCCACCGCCCATATCGCGTAATGGTTTCTCATGCCAGCCTCCCTCAGCGAACAAACATCGTCGCCTTGCCCTGCGTCTTCACCCGATTGGCAAAGACGGATTCGAGGTTGAGTTCGCGGCGCAGTTCCTCATTGTCCGCCGCCAGCGTGTCGATCTGCTGGCGGAGTTCTGCGCGATACCGCCGCTGGGCGTCGCTCTCATAGTCGCGGCCCTGCCGGTAGGCATCCTTGCAGGTCAAATCAGAAATCCTGCGGTTGCTTCCTTCGAGCTGCCGCTCGTACTGCGCCCGCTGCTCCCTGAGCTTCTTGTTCATCACATGAACAAAGATCAGTGCGGACGCTCCGCCAGCAACGTATCCGACAATCAACTGCCACATACCTACGTTTCCTCCTTGTGATGGGGTTGTTTTTGCATTTTCTACGATTATATTATACTGCATTATCTTATATTTGTCAATGGGTATGGCGCAAAAATTTGAGTTTTCACTCAAATAATTTCGCTCTATCCCGTTCGATTTCTTTCTTGTAGAGGTGTGTATAACCGACCGCAAACGCGGCCCAAACGTCCTTCGCAAAGCCGTAGAAGAAGTCCGGCTGTTTCTTTGTGCCTTTGCCATTCTTCAGATCATGCTCCGCAAATCGGTCAATCAGCGCCCTGCGGATATTCGCATCCCCGGCGCTCATATTGTGACAGATAAACTTCTTTTCTTCAGTCCGAAAGACGTACTGCGCGTCAGCTCCGCGCACGTCCTTGATGATCTGGCTGAAGCGCCCAATCCATTCGCAGGTGTCGAACACTTCTCGCCCGACGGCCATGCCGTAACAGGCGACGCGCTCAATAACATACTCATCTGCGGAGAAACGCTCGTCCGTTTTGAGCATTTCTTCGAGGGCAGCGTTCTCTACTTTCCCAAAGTGGAGCGGCTTGCAGTCTGCCGACTGCATGATGACATAAGCCGAATAAACATTTCCAGGGTCAATCGCAACCAGCAACACGCAAGCCGCCTCCTTCAGTCTCCAAGCAGGATATTGTTGATTTCGTCATAGTCTTTTTCCGCCGTGTTCCAACGCCATGACAGGCCGGTAAACTCGACGGGGTGGCAGATTTCAAAGATTCTCTCGTACACTCTGCGCTTCCGCATGTTTGGTTCATGCTGCATCTGATAAAGGCTCAGGTTCGTTGTAATAATCATCGGGCGTTTCGCCCCATATCTGCTGTCGATGATCTCGAACACCTGCTCCATTTTGTAGTCGGTTTCGCGTTCGGTTCCGAGATCGTCAATGACAAGCAGCCTTGCCGCATTCATCTTGCGGACAAGCAGCCGCTGTTCCTCGGCTTCCTTGGAGAACGGGCCGGACGCGGAAGTCAGCTTGATGATAGAAGTCACAATCAGCGGCACACGCTTTTTCAGCAGGGCGTTGGCGATGCAGGATGCAAGATAGGTTTTGCCGGTGCTCGGTTCGCCATAGAACAGCAGCCCCTTATTCCGGGCATACATTTCCTCGAACTTTTCAACATACCGCTTTGCCAGTTTGAACTGCCTCTGGTTATATTCGTTGATCTTGAAGTTCTCGAACGTGCTTTCCTTGAAGCGGTCGTCAATCAGGCTGAATGAGAACAGATCGTCGCAGCGTTTCTGTTCCTCGCGCCGCACCTTTTCCTCTTCCTCTCTGCGGATTTTTTCTTCTCCGCAAGCGCAGAGCGTCGGAACGACGCGCTCGCCAAGATATGGGACGTTCAGCTTTCGTTCCTTGCGCTTTCCGCATACGCCGCACACAAGCAATCCCTCTTCGTTGCGATAATCGCCATTCTCTTCTTTCGGACAGTCGTAACCGACCATATTCACCAACGACTGCATCATCGCTACGCCCGCCGGGGTCATTTTATCGTCCATAGCCGTCACCTCTTAAAAGGATTCCCGCCACTCGGCTTGTTGGATGGCGGAGCATAGGATACGCTACTTCCGCCCTTGCTTTTGCTATTGTCTTGCTCCCTCGCAAGCCAGCCATTGATGTACCGCTTGATTCCAGCCTTCGTTTTGCGGCGCGTAGGATTGCCTTCGAGCCAGCCCGCCGCATTTCGCAGTTCCTGCATAACGTCAACCGCAGGATAAAGAGCCTGATAACGCTCGGCTTCAGAACGAGTGACCTTATACGTTCCGCCGTCGTTCAGCACCATCTCGACAACAACCGGGTCATCGGCGCTCGGCTGATTTTCTCTGCCGTCATGCGTTTCCGCCTGTTTGGACGTGCATTCGCCTGCTTGCGCTTGATTGCAGTTGATTTCAGGCAGTTCCTCGTCTGCTTCCTCCGGACGCGGATATTTCGGCTTCTTGGCTCTGATTTGCTGATTCCGCTCCCAGCCGGTCAGGTGCAGATACGGTCTTCCTTTGCAGTGGTACACCTCTACCAAGCCTTCCTCGCACAGGCGCTTGAGCGCTTTTTCAACCTCGCTGTCCTTCATCGTACCGCAGCGCAGCGTAAACAGCTTTGCCTTGAGGACGGAGACGCGCCCGTCCATCAGTCCGTAATCATCGACGTTCACGATCAAACGATAAAAGAACGTTTCTTCAAACGCGGTCAGCCGATCGATCTGCTCGTTTGCGCAAATACCCTCCTTGATGATTCGGTTCGGCATTGTCTGTATCGCCTCCTTCCTGAAGACCGGGGCGGTATGTCCGCCCCGGCTTTGCTGATTGCTTACGCGAGTACGACTACGCCGTAACCGTACAGCTTGCTTTCGAGATAGTTCTTGATGTTCGCAACCGCAGCGTTCTTCCAAGCGCCGCCATCGGCTTCAAAGAGCGCGACATCCGCGTCGCCATTCACGCGCAAGGTGAAATTGCTCTCCGGCTGGTCCACCTCAGAGAAGGTACGCATAGGCTTGAGGGGAACCGGATTCTGAAGCGTGACGTTCTGTGCGAGTGATACGCCCTGCTTGACGGTCAGCACCTGAGATACGCCATCGTCGGTCACGTTGCAATTCTGCTCTTTCGTCAGAGACTTGACGATCTTGAAAAGCTCCGCTCGCACAGGCGTTTCAATGAAGGTGGAAAGAAGCTGCACGTTGAACTGCTCGATGTCCATGTAGCTGTCGAAGCGGATGTCCGGCACATGCGCCTCCACGCAAGCGATGCAATGGCGAGCCTTCTTGTACTTCGAGGGCTGAGACATCAGTCTGACAATGTGATGATTCACCACCTGCAAAATCAACCGGTCGCCGCCCTTTGCTTCGGAATCAAGCTGCGGAATATTGCCCTCGGCATTCTCGCGAATATAATCGATCAGGCCGTCAAGGGTGAAGAAAACATACCGCTCCGGGACAGGTTCGTCGTCCGGAATGGGCGCCGTAATCGGGCGCCAGCGAAGGTTACTGCTGTCCCAATAGTGCTGAACGCCGTCAATTTCAATGAGCTTCTGGTTTACCGCCAGCTCGTTCTTTGCGTCGTTCTTGCCCTGGGATACCAGATACTGCGCCAGCTCAGTGGCGCCGTTGAAGAAACCGTTACTCTTGGGTTCGATGTTGGGGGTAGTAGCCATACGTCAATCATCCTTTCTCGTTCACTTGACTGCTTCGAGCCGCCCAAAGCTGATGGTGCTGGGCAAAGGGGCTTCATTGCCTTCCATGTCAAGCTGCCCCGGAACCTGCTCCGTGCGCTCCGTAGCAGTAATCGTGCCGTCTGCGCCGAGACTGAGCATGACCGTCTGCGTAAGCGCCACATGCGGTGCGAGCTTGGAGGACACATTCACATGGAACTGTACGGAATCGCGCCGCTCATTGGGAACGATTTTGACCTCCATCACGACCTTCCGCGCTGCGGTCGGATTCGTGTTGGGGTCGTAGACGTTCTGCCACACTTTCGTAAGCTCCTGATTGAAGCGTTCCTCCAAGCCTCCGTCCATCAGGTCGGACAGGCTTTTGATGGGTCTTTCAGCCATTGCTTATTTCTCCTTTCCCTCGGACGGTACAGGCTTGTCCGAACCGCCTTCGATTTTTGCCGGCTGCTCCTGCGTGCCGAAGCTGGCAATCAGGCTCTTAACCTCTTCGTAGCGCGCAGCCGGGGTGTCGGCAAACTTCGCAATTCCGGCCTTCTTGAGCGCGTCGCTGATTTCGCCCTGCCGTCCGGTCGCCTTCGCCGCCTCCATGAGCGCAACAGCCTGTTCCTTGCTGACAGTGGCGTTCTTGTCGTTGCCCGCCAAGTGAGGGAAAACCTCTCCGATAGGCAGAACACCGTCGTCGATGGAGTTTTTCAGCTCCTTCAACCGCAGCATGTGGTCGGCAGACCAGTCCTGCTTTTTCGCGTTCAGGTAATCTTCCAGATCAGCAAGGCTGATGCCCATGCGCTCGTAGATGCGGACAGTAGCGGAGATCAGCTTATCGCGCTGCTCCTTGTCGGCCATCTTCTCAGCAAGTCCAGAAGAAGCCGTTTTGCGGCAGGCGGCAACGGCAATTTGCGTAACATCGCCCGGAACCATCTGCAAGATGCAGGCACGAATGCGGCGTGATGCCATGTTCGCTTCGAGTTCGTAGATGTCGCGGTCGTCCGTCAGCTTATAACCGCCGTTCTTGGTCGTGCGCCAGTGCTTCAACTCAAACTGCCGGGAGATGTACATGTTCGTCTCCAAATCCCAAGCGTAGGCGCGAATGACGGAATAGCCCACTCCGCGATTGTCCTGCCGGCGTTCAAGCACTTCATAACCGAAAGTGCAGTTGCCCCAATTCCGGGCAAGAACCTCTGCCAAGCGAATCGACGGGCCGGTGACGGTTTCCTTGCCGCGCGGGAAGGTGTAAACCGCCGCGTCAGCAAGCGTAGGACGCGCACACTCGCGCAGAATCTTCTCAGCGGCCATCTGCTCATCGCGGGGGAACTGCCGCGCCATAAGCACTTGGGCTTTGACTTCGGCAACAACGCGGGCTTCGGCGTTCGCCGCCAGCGCATTTCCGGAATCATGGCGCTGGGCATCCTGCATGGACACTCCCTGCGCTGGGACTACGGCATAGGGATTGGCGATAATGACGTCGCCCTCAAACGGTTCGTTCATGGATTACTCCTTCCTCAGCTTCTTGCGCTGATGTTCATTTCCTCGAAGAACTCCACGCCCGGAATCTTCGCGGTGCCTTTCGTCATGCGGGCAATGCTATTGAGCGCCGCGAGATTGATCTTGCGGATTTCAAGCCCGTTCGCATAGGCCGGAACTGCCGTCTCGTCTACGACACGGGCCTTCCAGCTCTTGCTGACGCTGGTTCCGACAGCCTTCGCCGTTTCGATGATCTCCGGCGGCTGCATTTCCTCGACCATCTCGGCCATTGCCATTCCAACGGCTGCGCCGTGGTCGTCGCCGTTCTCCTGCGACTGAATCGCCTGAGCAAGCAGACGGTCAGCTTCCTCCTGCTGGCGGCGGCGAGCTTCTTCCTCGGCTTCGCGCCGTGCCCGCTCAAGCGCGGCCTGATACTTGACCATGCTGGCTTTGATGATCTTTTCAGCCTCGGTCAAGGGGACAAGCATCTCTTTTTCGCGGTCAACAACAGACTGATGCGCCGCCTTCGCCGCCGCCTTGGTAGGCGCCCAATAGTCCTTGATCTGCTTCGCACGGGTCTTGATCTCAACCAAGAACCTTCCTGCCTGCTCGTAGTCCTGCTTGTTCTCGATGACCATGCTGCGAGCTTCCACAATAGCCATCTGACCGGATTTCTCAAGCTGGTTTTCCAGCGAGGGGTTGATCGGCTTCGCTTCGTTGACCATAGTCTGTTCCTCCATTCGGGATTGCCTCCTTCTGTTCACGGCTTCCTTTCGGCAGCCATTGCGTTGTAGATTGCCAAACAGTGCAGGAAGGTCTTGTAGCCATCCTCCACCTGCTCGAACCGGTATTTTTGCGTCTTGAGAAGCTGCAAGCCGTATCGATGCCTGACCTTGACGCCGTGGCTTTTGAGTGCTTCACAATAGCCGGAGAGCTGTGTTGCCAGCATAACCGGATGATAGACGCTCGTGCATTTGAGGTCGATCACGTCAACGCCGCTCCCGTCGTCCGGCTCAATATAGCCGATCAAGTCGATGGTTCCAGCGTACCGAAGAATCTTGTGATACGTTCGATACTCGCTCTCAACCCATGCGGGCTTGTATGCACGTTCAAACTTCTTGAACGCCTCGAAGTACGGCTCGGTATCCTCGTCCGGTTCTTCGACGCCATACTTGACGTAATTGCTGATCTGTTCATGCGCCCGCGAACCGCGGTCAGCCGCTTCGTTCAGCACATCAAGCGGAATGCCGTTGTAGAGCATCAGGCTCAGCGGCTCCATGATCTGGGTAACGGACGGAACGCGGAAACCGCGCAGCGTGTAGGAGTGCTGTTCCTGCTCGAAATCAATCGCCACATCAGGGAGCTGAATCATAGAACACTCCTTTCATACTCACGATTCATGGCCGCAAGCTCCTGTGCATCGGCTTTGTCGAGAATCGCATCGTATTCGGCTTTTTCTTCTTCCGCTGCGCTGATGATCTCTTCGATCATGGAGATGTGCTCAACCGTCCGGCTTCCCGAACCCTCAAGCTCTTCCTTCGCACTGTGCAGGTGGTACAGCACTTCTTCGAGCGCCGAAGTGACGCTTTCGGCCCTATCAACCTGATCTGCCGTTACAACTGTCATCCTGCCGCCTCCTTTTTCGCTTCCTGCAGGAACTCCTGAATATCCCGCTTGCGCTCCCTCAAATCGGCCCCATCCTGTTCGGACAGGAAACGGCTGAAGATATTCAGATCAACCATCTTCTTTCGCCCGTTCCGGACGGTCTGGCCGCGCTGGTCGAACATGTTCAGCGTGTACTGAGCCTGACGGATGCTGATGCCCATCACAGCGGAAATATCAGCGCTTGTCAGGAAAATTTTTGCTGCCGGCATTTAATCACCGCCTCTCTCTTTGGGATTTCAGCACATTCATGAAGCGCTGAATCGCCGCTTGAGCTTCCTCGGCTTCCCGCAGAATATCCACCCTGAGCTTCGGGTCATCAATCTTGCCGTCCGCCGCGTCTCGCAAGGTTTCTCGGCGAAGGTCAACCAGATCGGCAAGCTCGGCGAACATGGTCATCGTCGCTCCGGGAAGGTCGTTTGCTCGTCCCTCCGGATGGAGCCGCGCATAGCTGCTGTACTTCGTCCGCATCCAGTCATACCAGATATTCAAATCGCCAAGAGCCTCCGCAATCTGGTAAAGGCTGTCGGGGTCGGGGTCGCACTTTCCGCTTTCCCAGTTGTAGACCGTGGTCGGATCTCGCCCGATCATCTCGGCAAGCGTAGCGGCGGTCATTTTCAGTAACTCACGCCGTTTTTTGATGTCGCTATTCGTAAACACCGCCATTTTCTTTGCCCTCCCATGCGGTTACAATAACCTCAGATGGTTTAATCACACCGCAGCGAATGGAGGTCTACGATGCTACTGCCGGATTCGGACAACCCCATCATGATGCAGCGCTGCAAGAGCGCTCGTTGCGCCTCGCGGAACCATTCGGCGCTTGACCTGTATCCGAGCTTGGCAACCGCCTTCTCAATGGCCTCTTTCTCTTCCGGCTTGACCCACACTCGAAATTCAGTCATGCCTTCGTGTCCGGGGCCGCGACCGCCGCCTGTCTTTGCGGAAGTGCTGCATTTGGTCGGGAACTGCTCGCTGAGTGAAAGATCAAGGTCGTCAAGCAAATACAGATCAGACGGCGAACAGATGAACAAATCGCATAGAGCTTTCATGCCGTCTACCGTTGGGAGGGTTCGTCCTGCCTCCATGAAACTGACCATTACGCGGTTTGTTCCTTCCGGCAGGCTGCTTGCCACGTCTTCCTGAGACAATCCGGCGCGAACTCTCATGCTGCGGATGTTGTTTTCCGTCATCCACACACACTCCCGTCTTCCTCGAAGTAGTTCGGCTTAAGACCAAACATGGCAATCAGCTTTTGGGCTTCTTGCGGAGTTGGACTTTTATATCCGTTTTCGATCAGCGAATACTTGGCCTGAGAGATTCCCAGCAATTTCGCCACATCGAATTGATTCAGCAATTTCACTCTCCGCGCAAGCACCAGCTCGCTGCGTTTCGTGGTAACGCTCACTCGTCGTTCACCTCCAATCCTTGACTTTGCCTCGCTCGCGTGCTAAAATGAATGTGGGTAGTAATATCATCATTACGCGCGCGTGTTTGCTATACGTTTTTCAATGCCGCCGCTTTGGCCTCAATCTCCCGTTGAGCCATCTGCGCATTTGCGTATAGCAGGGAAATCTCTGTGTCGCTTTTCAGCTCCTCCGGACTGAAACTGCGATACAGCTTGGTGATGCCATCAAAGTATGCCGCAGCTACATCTGCGACGAGCGGATACGCACCCGCTCCATACTCGCCGGTATCAAGTTCTTCCTTGATGCATACGAAGCAGTTGACTGCTCCGAAGTACCTGAGCCTCTTCCTGCCAAAATTCTCGTAGGGGGGGGTAGTCGTCATCGGGCTTCACGCTCCTTCAAGAGGATGATGATAATATTATATCCCAAGTTCTTTAGAAAGTCAACGAGTTTTCAAAAGAACTTTAGATTTTTTCAGAGAGGTGTCATCATGCCTGAGTACAACTCCGCCTTTACAGCCGATCGTATCAAACAACTGCTGAAAGAACGCAAAATGTCTGTCAGCAAAATGTTGACCGATTGCGACATAAACAAGAACGCGCTGTACACCATGCAAGCATCAGGGTACCTCCCCCGCGCGGAAGCCCTCGCCCGCATCGCGGACTATCTGGACTGTTCGGTCGACTACCTGCTCGGCAGAACGGACAATCCAGATGTGAATAAGTGACCGTATCGCGCTCCTTTCTTGTGGTATGATGATATTATAATTCACATTTGGGGATTTGTCAATGGGTTTCATTCACATTTGTGATATTTTTTCGGAGGGGTATTTATGTCTATCTGCGAACGAATGTTTGACCTTCTTTCCTCCATAGAGGGAAAGAACGCCGCCAGCCTTTGCAAGACCGTTGGGATAAACACCAGCGTAGCCACTAACTGGAAGCAGCGCAACACAGACCCGCCCGCGAAATACATAGTCCCCATTTGTGAATATCTTGGTGTTTCCGTGATGTATCTTCTCACGGGAGAGGACGCCCAGCCCGAAAGCTCTCTCTCCGAAGATGAACAGCGCCTGATAGAAAAATACCGCGAGCTTGACGCAGACGGCAAGGACGTCGTACGGGGAACAGCGATTACTGAACACCGCCGCATCGCTTCGAAAAAGAGCGCGGGCGCCGAAAAGATTGGATAACGTCGTCTATCTTGACGAGCACCCGAAATGGAGGAACAAACACACATGACCGTATCTGAGCGAATGTTCGCCTTTATCGACGCGCGGAAAGATAAGTCCGCGGCTGGTCTTGCAAAATTGTTGGGTGTAAGCACCGGACAAACCACAAGTTGGCGTCAACGGAACTGCGATCCGCCTGTAAAATACCTCCCGCAGATTTGCGAATACCTGGGCGTGTCAATCGCTTTTCTCGTCACCGGCGAAGAGGCCAAGGTCGATCTGGCAAAAGTTCTCGCCGAAGATGAAGCTGTTCTGCTCGAACGGTATAGGTCCCTTGACGCCGACGGCAGGGAAATTGTCAGAGCAACAGCTCTCCAAGAACAGCGCCGTGCGGCGGCGGAAAAGGGATTGGCTGAAACGCACGTTGGCTAATGTCGTGTGTCTCTCAGATTACAAGAATCGAAAGAAGGGGCCACCATGAAAACCACCAGCAGCAACTATGTCAAAGACCGGAGCTGGACGGAAGACTGCGAAGAACTCGCTCGAATTTTCGACCGGCTCGACGTCTCCGGAAAAGTCGAGGTTCTGAACGCAGCTTATCGTGAAAAGCTACGTTGTCTGAATCAATGCGTCAACGACAATGACGCCATCGGCTGGCAAGGAGCGATCAAAGATCGTTCCTTGCAATAAATAGATTCGGATTACGAATAGGATTCCGAATACGATTGGATTGGATTACGGGGACTATTGCAAGCACCTGATAGCAAATGATTTCAGATGATTTCAGCAGTAAAAAGTGCATAGTTTCCGCTATGTGGAATTGTGCAGTATTGAATTTCTGCAAGCAGATGATTTCAGATGATAGCAAGTGACCGCAAAATCGGCAATTAGAAGGATGCTCGCAGTGAATAACATTGACCGTTTTTCGGGGCAAGAGAGGTTCACACTCAATGGTATTGATACATCCGCGCAAGTTCTCGACTTCTGGTGCTGGATGGGGTCAGACCTCAACGACAACCTGATACGCGCAGCACTCGGTGAGTTTATCGTCGCTACTGCGCTCGGCGATTCCGTCGTGGATGAGCGCCGCAGCGGCTGGCGAGTGTTCGATATTCTCACGCAGTACGGATGCAAGATCGAGGTCAAAACATCAGCCTACCGTCAGGTTTGGAAGCAGCGCAAGCCGTCTTCTCTCGTCTTCGATGTCGCTCAGAAAATAGACTGGGAGAATGGCAGCAATGCTCCGAAGCGCCATGCAGACGTGTATGTCTTCTGTGTGTTCAATAACGAGCAAGACGTGGCAAGCCCCCTTGATCTGGAAGCATGGGATTTCTATGTCGCCGCGACCGCAGACATGGACGTCATCCTCGGAGAGCAGAAAACCGCGACGCTTGCGGCCCTGAAGAAACGATTACCGTTGAGAGCGACCGGCTACACCGGCTTGGCGATGGCTATATTCGACACTTATCGCAGCATTGGAGGGATGGAATGATGCAAATCATTACGCTGAAGCAGTATCTTCAAAACCCCGAAACGGTCATCAAGAGTGCTGCCGCAGGGGACTATACTGCTGTAAAAGTAGGCAACGGACAATGCGCCGTGATTATCGACGACACAGAATGGACGATGCTTCGGCAGGCTCTCGCCCTCTGTATGGAGCACCCCGAATGGACGGCGAAGTAAAAAAGCGCAAAAGGAAGGGCGAGCGAAAAGACAAACGCATCCAGATTACTTACACGGATGGCGTTCGTCCGGACGGTCATCCGAACCGCATCTCTTTCTACGGGCGCACTCGAACGGAAGCGCTGGAAAAGCGCGAACGGTATAAGCGTGAAAAAGAGCAGGGCTTGGCTCATGGTGAAAGAGCCACCACCGTGAACGATTGGATAGCTCGCTGGCAAGAGGCGTACTCCGTCAACGTGAGCGATTACGCGCCATATATCAACCGTCTCAAAAAGGACTTGGGCAAGAAGCCTATCCGAAGCGTTTCTGAAGCCGATCTCGTTCAGTCTCTATCTGCCTATGCTGGAATGTCATCTTCGTCCGCGCTGAAATACAGGATGATTCTCAAGCAGATTTTCCACAAGGCCAAGAAGAACCGGCTTATACCAGAAGACCCTGCGGAGGATTTGCCGCTTCCGGACGACGTTACTACCGGCACTCATCGAGCGCTTGCTCCTTGGGAAAGCGAGTGCATACTGAACAATTGGTCTGTGTACCATGCCGGACGTTGGGCAATGCTCATGCTGCTCTGTGGTCTACGACGCGGGGAAATGGTCGCTCTGGGCTGGGATGCCATAGACCTTGAGAGCAGGAAGCTGACCGTCAAGGCATCCGCGTCCATGCGTGGAAGCGTTACGACGGTCAAAGACAGGACGAAGACGAAGGCAGGTGCGCGCATTCTGCCGATCTGCGAGCCGCTGTATCAAATGCTGGTGCAGGTTCCTCCGGAAGAGCGAACCGGCCCTGTGTGTCGGAGCGCAAAAGGCGAGCGGATAACGCAGTCTTCCGTTGACCGGTGCTGGAAGACGTACTGTAACATGATGACACGCATCTTGAACGGCGAAGAACCAGATCAAAGAGGACGACGGCGAGACTGCGTTGGGGACAAGTACCGCAGTTCATCTGATGACGATGGCGGTGAACGCATTGTTTTCTCTTGTTTGCCGCACGACCTTCGTCACACCTATGCAACCGCCTTGTATGACGCAGGTGTTGACATCAAAAGCGCTCAATACTATCTTGGGCACGATGACGTCAACATGACCATCAACCTCTACACGCACTTGTCCAAGATAAAAGAAAACGAGGCCCGCAGCAGCCTCGTGAATTATCTGGATAAATGGCTCGATAAGCACCTTTTGCCTGTTAAAAATTGATGTGCGTGGTCAAAACGTGGTCAGGCTTTCCTTTGGATGGATGATTATTCAGAATATCATCGCATTTATCGGGGTTTATGCGGAAGTATAAGCAGAATACCGCATAAAATGCAAAACTGATTTTCTGAATGGGGTTCAAGAGGCCGGAAGTTCGAATCTTCTCACCCAGACATCGAAGCGATTGAAAAATCGCTTCTTTTTTTGTACTTTCGGGCAGATTTTCGTCTATTATGGTTGGAATTTATGCCGTATAGCACATGATTTTGCAAGCAGCACAGATTCCGTTGCTCCCGAGCTTCTGCCCCTTTTCCTCCCCGAAAACCGCATTTTCGCCTATTTTCACGCCGTTTCAGGGGGCAATGGGGTTATAACGGGGTTATAAAATTTGCCCGGAATCCCTTGAAATTAGCCGCTTTCAGGGACATGCCGCTGTACCGGCGGGGTTATAAAATTGCGGGAATTCGTCGGCGCTCTCTCATTCGGCGGCGGAATCCACTTCCAAGCGGGTCAGGTAATTGACCATCTTCGCTGCATCCGTCCGCTCCTGCTCCTTGTCCAGCTTCGTGTAGATGGCGAGAATCATGTCGGCATCGGCGTGACCCATCCAGCTTTGCAGCGTTTTGAGCGGCACTTGCGCGTAGTAGGCTCTTGTGCAGAACTCCACGCGGAAATCGTGGCAGCGGATGTTGATTTCCTTCCACGGCGGCAGCTTCCCCTCCGCCAAGAGCTGCTTCTGCTCGTTGGTTTTGCCGTACCAGCGCTTGTGGATGCCGTTGAGCTTCGTCTCCAGGAAGGTGATGTACGACTCGTACTTGCACGCGAAGGCGGACTGCGACATGATGCCGCCGTTCTCCTTGTGGCAAACCAGCCCGTGCCGCCCTTTCAGCGCCTCTTCCAGCGGAGGAAGCAGCGGCACAGTGCGGATGGCGGAAGCGGTTTTTCCCTTCGTGAGCTTCGGGCGATTGCCTTCGCTGAACGACACAGCGCCGCGGACGGCAATCGTCTTTTTCTCGAAATCCACATCGCGGTCGATGTTCAGGTGGAGCATTTCTCCCCTGCGGAAGCCGGTGTAGAGCATCACCATCGCCGCCAGGCCGAAGTCGTGCTCCTGCCATGTACTGCGAATCAGTGCCCGTTCCCACGGCTCCAAGCAGCGGTGTCCGCCCGTTTTCTTGCATTTGGGACGCTGCACGCCCGCCATCGGATTGCGAATCAGCGCACCGTTGGACACGGCGTTGCGGAAGATGCCGTTCATGAGTGAGGCAAACTTGCTCACATAGGACGAGGAATAGCAGCTCAGCTTGTTAAAGATGGCTTGCAAGTCGTTCGCGTTAATGTCGCAGATGAACCGCTTCCGCGTATGGTCGGCGGCAAAGCGAATCATGTTGGCATATTGCTTCTGCAAGGGTACGCTGCAATCGGAGCGGTAAATTTCCAGCCAATTCAGCGCATAATCCAAAAAGGTAATTCCTTCGAGGTCGTGGCTGAGTCCCATTTGCTCCTTCTGCTTGTACGCATCGCGGGCCTTCATGGCTTCCGCCTGCGTTTTGCCGTAAAACTGCTTGTCATGGTACTTCACCTTGAAGTAGCCGTCGGTACGTTGGGTTAATTTCTGACGAGGCATTGATGTTCCTCCTTATCAATCGCCCCGTGCTGTGTATGCTGATTCAATTGTCAAGGTGCTACGATGATCATAGCACACATTCCAGCACGGGGCAAGTACATTTTGCGAAAAAATTCAGGTGACAGCAATCGGCGGCTGACCATCCAGCCAGCGCTGAAGCCCTTCCCGGTTGATGAGAATCCTGCTGCCGATGCTGAACGCGGGAAAGCCTGATTTTCGCACCAGCTTCCGCGCCGTTGGCAGGGAAATGTGCAGCTCGTCTGCCAGCTCCGCCATCGTCAGCGTCATCTTGGGGACTTTGTGCGCGGACTCCGCTTGATTTTCTTCCGCCCGATCGTCCGCCGGAACGCGATTGAACATTCTTTCACCTCCGAAATGGAGACGCAGGGCCATATCCGACATGCTGACACGCCGGATGCGAACCTTTTCTGCGTCTCCTATCATTATATTGAAACAATTTGTTTTGCTGATTTGGATATGTCCGGCATGTCAAGCCGCGAAACACCTTGCCGCAGCGGGGACTTCCGCGACATATTCCCCGACATTCGGACGACAGGCAGCATGTCAGAAGGGCGGTTCTTCGTCCACGACGGTGCAGCCGCCAAACGTCAGCTGTGCAGGCGGCGGGATTCGCTCCCAGCCATACTGCCGCCCATACTTGGCAAACTTGCGGGCATTGCGAAACTTCTGCCATCCGCTGATTTCGCCGCTGGCTATCCCGCTGTCCACAATTTCGCGGATTTCGCGCGTCTCGTAATTCTTCGGCTCATCAAGCGGATGCGACAGACATTCCCGGTAAATCTGCAAGGAGCAGACCTTGTCCTGCTCGAACGTCTCAAGCCATGCGTAGATGCGCCCTGCCAGCGTATCCTCCTGACAATAATCCTGCTGCTGTTTGCGCAAGGCGTCTTCATCCTCCTTGGACAAGTGCGTGCTGTACGCGCCGGACTTGTACTGTACCATGATTTCCGCCCACAGCTGCTCAAAATAGTGCCGGGACTCCGCCGGATTGTCGAGAATATGACAGTCGGCTTTCGACGCATCCACCGTCACCGGGAGAAACCGCCGATTGCCGCTTCTGTCCAGCGGCAGAAAATCCATGCGGTTGGTCGTGCCGGCGAACACGCTTTGCCGGGGATGATCGCCGCCGTATCGGTCATATGCCATCCGCAGAAAATCCTTGTCGCGGCTGAGAAAGGACTTGATCTCCTCGATGCTTTTGGCGTTCGCCGTCGCGACCATCTCCGAAAGTTCGCAAATCCAATGACCGTTGAGCCGATGGTAAATCTCCTTGTCGTCCAATTTGCTGACATCGTCCGTGAACCATTCCGGCTCCAGCGCAAGGAAGCGGATGAAGGTGGTTTTGCCAGCGCCCTGCCCGCCCACCAGCACCAGCATCAGCTCAAACTTGCAGCCGGGATGAAACACCCGGTTCACCGCACCGAGCATGAATGTGCGCAGGTACTTTTCGTTCGTGTCGCTTACTTCCGCGCCAAGAAAATGGTGCAGTGCTACCCGGACGCGCGGCACACCATCCCAGACGAGGCGGTTCAGCCTGTCCCGCACCGGATGGAACGCCTGCGCGGTGGACACGATGTTCAGCGCCGGGTAAATCAGCTTTTCCGACCGCAGTCCGTAGTGTTCTTCCAGATACAGCCGCAGGAATGCAGCGTCCATATCGTCAATCATGTCGCTTTTCCGCGCCCACCAGACGGGGCAAGTCATCGACATGCGCTCCTTGAACAGATTTCTGCGGATGTTTCCGGCAAAAACCGGATCATGGGTCAGCGCCGTGACGAAGTTTTGCAGCGTATTGCGCACTTCGCCGCCAGCGGTGTGGGTCAACTTGGCTTGTACAGATTGGTAGGCGGCGGCCATCTGGTCGTCCGTCATCGGCGGCGACCAGTCGATTTTCGTTTCGTCGCTCATGTTCGCATCTCCTTGCAATGATTATCGCGCCCACGCATCGGGGCGCTTCTTCGGATGGGCATCATCCCGCAGTTTGGGGCGCAGTTTTTCCACCACGGCTGGGCGCGCCGTCTCCGCAATGCTACATTTCATGATTTCGTTCATCGCGGGCGACAGCAGCCGTCGCCGCACGTCGTCCGCCATAGAAAGCAGCGCGCTGAACACATCCTCCCTCGCTTTGCTCAGCCACGTTTCCACTATGCTGATGAAGGGCACGCCAAGCCCACTGCTGGGCGACTTGGCTGCCCGAATGGTGCGGTCAACGCCTGCCGCTGCTTTGTCCAGCGCCGTTTGGCTCACGCTCTCGCTGACGGCGGTCACGGCCTTTTCGTAGCAAATGTCCGTCACCTGTTCAATCAGCAAATCCACATCGGACAGGCAGAACAGCTTCGTGTCCAGCTCGGCATCCTTCTCGGCAATCTGCGCGGTCAAGGTCTGAATCTGCTGCGCCTGCGCGGTCAGCTGCTTCTGCTGATTCCGGATAGTTTCGAGCTGCTTGGCAATGATGTAATCCAGCTTTTCCAGATGATTCTTGCCGCCGTACTTCACTTGCTCCTCAATGTCCAGCCCGTGCGCCTTCGCGATTTCAATCAGCATCAGCCGATTCATGGCGTCGAAGGTGATTTTGCGGTTGTTGTAGCGTCCCGGCGGCTTGTCCGGCTGCGGCAGCGGAATGCCCATGAGTGCCAGCGCCTTTTCCTGCTTCGGCTCGACCTCACCGTACTTGTTCACATAGTCGAAGCAGTGGCGCTCCTGAATGTGTACCGTCGTTTCGTCGCAGTGCATCGCCCAGTCCAGCATGTGGACGTGATTGCCGTAGCGTTCCTCGAACTGCTGCTTGAATGCCGTGAAAATGGTCAGCAGCTGCTCCGGCGTTGCGCCGACGCCTTCTTTGCCGAACTGGAAGATGGTTTCTTCCGGACAGGTGCGCTTGTCGCGGCGAATCTGCTCCACGGTTCGGTTGCGCTCCGTGTGGCGGCGCTCGGCGTTGCGCGCGCATTGCCCGGCGACATAGCCGGAATAATGCTGCTCGTAAAAAATCCGCTCGACCTCCTCAAAGGAAGGAACGTCGGCGCGCCTTTCGCCTGTGCGCATTCCATTCAGCCAGTCCCAATAGACGTTCTCCTGCATTTGGGCCGGATGGATGTGCTCGGCGTGGGTTACGTCAAAATTGCGGTCGTTGTGCTTGGCGGTGAACACGCCGTTCTTTCCGGCACGACCGTTGTGCCGGGTTGCTCTGATTTTGCTCGTATAGTACCTCCTTGCTTGCGGGCGGCGGGAGCGCAGCGACCGAGCCCCTCTGATTGCGGCAGAGACTACCCACTACAAAGTGACGCACAGCATCACTTTTATCGGTCGGCACGCCTCCCTGTGGGTCAAAGGCTTCGCCTCTGAACACTGACCAAAGCGCTCCGCCTCTGGACTCCGGCAGGTTTGCCGCCCGCTGAGTGCTCATTCCTGCCTGCTGATGGCTGGTGCGCATTTGATGCCATTGGATGCCATCCAAGTCTCTCCGCGCATCAGCAGAAAGAAATTTGGTGCGTTTCCGCATCAGCTGCCCATCATGTCCAGCAGATTGTCGAGGTCGGTCTCATCCGGCGCGTTCGCGTCCTCTAATATCTCTGCCGGTGTCTGTCCAGCGCATCGAAGCAGCGATGCTGCCAGCTCCTCGCGGACAATGCCGCGGATTTCCTCGCGCTGCTGATGATCGAAGCCGCCTTGCCGCGCCTGCCCATAGTGCGCATTGACCGCCGCCACGATCGCATCCGCATAACGCAAGTGCTGTTCTTCCCGCACTTGACGCAGCAGCCGCAGCGCCTCCCGGTCGGCGGGTTTCTCCGCATACAGGCGAATCGTCGTGCGCAGAATCTCTTTCACCGCGCCCTCGCCTCACGCAGCAAACGCCGCTCCGCCAGATACTCGTAGCCCTTGGCGGAGGCGTGAATATCACCGATGATGGTCACGCGATTGGGGTCATACTGCCCGAAGTTGCGAATCAGGCAACCGCCGCCGCCCACAATCCACAGCCGCATCGTCTTGGGGTCATATTCATGCTCGCGCAGCTTGCGCATGATTTCCGCCGCATAGTCCGCCGCGGCTTCGCGGATGACCTGCACATATTCGGGCGCAGCATCCGCCGTGCCCTCGCGCATCACCTGCTCGATGGTCACGTCCGGCACGGTTCGTCCGCAGAGCCGCGTCAAGGCTTCTCGCGCCTTCAGCACGCACTGGTAAGTGCCGTACTTTTCCGTGAAGCACTGCTCCAGCACCGGCTTGCGGTCGTTAATCGCCATGACAATCATGGTGCCGTTGCCGATGTCGCACAGCATATTCGCCCCGGTGAATTTCCGCAGTTCGGAAATGACGGCGGAATACCCCTGCGCGTACACGTCCACGCCGACCAAATCAACATGGTAATCGATGCCGCGCCAGTTGAAATCTACATGCCGATTTTGCGACAGATAGGCACGGAACTGCTCTCGCTGGTCGCCGACCCACGTCAGCGGCAGTCCAACCGCCAGATGAACCGCCGCCGTCGTCAGCTGATTGCACCACAGCTCCTGCCCGATGCCCGCCAGCGTCAGCAGGTAGTGATCCTGATTGCCGACCTTATCGAGCGTGAACTCCCGATGCCCCGCACCGATGACGTAATACTTGCCATCGTACACCAGCACGTCCTGCGCGTGCGCCGGTTCAGCCTCGCAGCAAGTAACGCTCGCCGGAAAAATGCCGTTCGCCGTCTTGATGTTCCCGTAGCCGTTATCCAGCCCGATGATGTTGATTTTGCCAAATACCCTCATATACTTCTCACTTTCTCCGCTTTTGCGGCAACAAAATAGACAGGCTGCGGGTGCAGTCTGCCTGCGAAAATTGGGGTCAGTTGCTGGCAATCAAGGCGACCACCTCCTTTCAAAATGCGCAGCGGGATGCAAAAAAGGCAGTCAACATGACGCTGATTGCCTCTGTCGGTGGCCGCGGTCTTCCGACGATACTATCATAGCACAGGTTTATTTGCTAAAACGTGCTATTTTGTGCTGTTTCGTCTTGTTTTGTGCTGTTCGCTGCTAATTTGTCCTGTTGGGTGCTATGCGCTGCTGTTTGTGGGTACAGCGGGGCGGATGTTATCAAGCGGGAGGCGGGCGGCAGAGGTGCTTGGTAACACGTATATAGTATAGCACAGATTTTCTTCTCAAACTTTCTCATTTCTTCTCAAAGCTTCTCAAACCTTCTCAAAGCTTCTCAACTTTTTGAGGGGGATGGCGTTTTGAAGCTACGGATGACTGTTTCTGTAATTACAGAAGAATTTGTCTCACAATATTCGATTTGCGCGGCATTTTGGTTGACTTTCTTCTATAATTGTAGTATACTGATTTTGACTACAAGAATTATCTCGTTGATAAGAGAGGTGCGTCGCATGGAATTAGCCTTTTCCAAGGGGCTTTATGAAAAAAGTGCGCTGCTGAAAGCCGCCTACTCCTTCACGGAGGTCGCGTATCTGCACTTGTCGCAAGATGACAAGAACTGGTACGTTTCGTGGCATAACAAACCCGGTGAAACGCTGCCATCAGAAGCATTCGAGAACGCCCTCATCGAGCAGCAGCTAAGGAAAGAGCTGCTTCGTGAGAGCCGTGATTTACGCACGGTGCTGCTCGCACGGGCAATGGCCTCCACGCTGGTTGAAACCTCCCAGACTGCGGACGAAACGCTTAGCAGTCCTGCCGTTTCTGCCGATACGCCGTTTTCGAATGACATTTTGAAGGGATGGTTCGAGCAAAATGCTGACGATTCCGTTTGACCTCTCCATTTATTCGCAAGCCGCCATCCATGACGCATTGCTGACGTATCGTGCATTTTGCCAGATTACCGCGAAGTTCACAGAAAATCAGTGCATTTGCACGCTGCGCCAAAGCAAATATGACATGCAGCAGACCGCGTATGAGTTTGCGAATTATGTGCTGTCATCCACCGTTCAGAAAGAGGGAACATGATGCCGCTGCCGGATGTTCTTTTGCTTGCACTTTGCGTCGGCATTGGCGGTGTTTGCGCTGCTGCAGATTGCCGAGTGAAGCGTGTTCCGAATCGGATTTTGCTGATTGGCTGCCTTGCCGCCGCCATATTGCAGGCCGTTCGCCTGTGCTTCTTTCCCAGCGAGCAGGCGCTGCCGTGGCTGTTCAGCATGATTGCGGCGGATGTTATGGCTGTTCTGCTGTATGCAGGGCATCTTTGGGGCGCTGGCGACAGCAAGCTGTTTGCGTTCTCTTATTTGTGCTTCCCAATTTCGCTGCTGAGTGACAGCACATTGACCAACAGCTTTCTGCCCTATATTTTCATTTTTCTGCCCGCATTTTTCTGGACAGTGTTGGACAGCATCCACCAGGCAATTTTGCGGAAAGAGAAGTTCCACATGCCGCACGATTGGCGCGCTGAATTAAAAGGTTACGTTTGGATTCTCTTGGAGGTTGTTGCTTTTCAGCATCTATCCACCCTAATTTCCCCTGACTTTTTCGCGCAGAATCCACTGGTTCACGCCGCCATCTCCATGATATATGCCTATCTTTGCAGCACGTCCGGCTTCTTCAAGCGGCCTATCTGCATTGCCGTTCACGGAGCGGCACTCGCTGTTGCAATGTACCTCTTTCCCGTGCAGTTTTCATTTGCTTCTGTGAATTGGTGGATTTACCTGCTCGTGCCCGCCATTCTCCTGCTGCAATCGTGGTCTGCGCAGTATAATTATGAAAGGATCCCCACAGGCAGCGTGCAGGCTGGGCAGATTCTGTCCGCCGGTACGGTGCTGCAATTTCTGCCCTCGCGAATCCAGAACCTCCCCCGAAACACTGCGGAGGACATGAGCGCCCGATTAAGCGCAGCCGAAGCGGAGGCAGTTCGGCGCTGGGGAAACAGCAAGCAGGGCAAGGCGGATGTTGTCATCGTCCGCAAAATTCCTTTTGCTCCGCTGATTGCGCTGGGCTTTGCAGTATTCTACCTGTTCCAGCTGGTGAGGTGATGTTCTATGCTGTTTCCATTGATTGAAGAGAACGATGACCTGACCGTATTCATGACCGAATCGTGCAACTCCAATTGCGTGATGTGTCCCATGAGCCGCGATTCCCGCAAGCGTGGAAATCACTGTTCGGATGAAGCATGGGCAGAAGCGCTGGCATTGCTTCACAAGCGGCGGTATCGCCACATTTCCATCACAGGCGGCGAACCCTTTCTGATGGCGGAGCGGCTGCTTTCGTTGATGTGCACGCTGCGGGATACACAGGCCGATACGCCTGTTCTGCTGCTGACGAACGGCCGTGCGCTCTGCCTGCCGCAGATTCAATCACAGCTCAAAGAGCTTCTTGATGTGCACGACCGTTTCGGCATTCCGATTCATGGCAGCAATGCCGTGCTTCATGATGCAATCACGCAATCGCCCGGCAGTTTTGCGCAGACCATTGCCGGACTGCATTTTCTTGCCGATTCTCCTGCTGATATTGAAATCCGCATTGTATGCAGCGCACTCAATCAAGATGATTTGAGTAGCATTTGCTGGATGCTCTGCCACAGCGGTTTGCGGATTACCTGCGTCAATTTCATCGCAATGGAGATGACAGGGAGCGCTGCCTATCACCGCGACCAAATTTGGATTCCTTATGAAGAGATTTACCCGCTCATTGAGCCGGGAATTTTCCAGCTTTTGTCGCATGGAATCGATGTGAATCTGTATGATTTTCCACTCTGTGCCTTGCCTGAACATGCATGGCCGTTAGCCAAGCGGAGCATTTCGCCTTGGAAAATCCGCTATGATGAAAAATGCAGTCAATGCGCTGTCCGCGATGCTTGCGGCGGTATGTTTTACTCCACTTATCTGCTGCACTTGTTTCCTGTACAGCCTATTGGAAAGAGGGTGCTTGATTGAACGGCAGTTTCCGATTTGCGCGCTTCCATGACCAGTTTCTGCTGACGAATGATGCAGGTCGCTTCGCCTTTCTTCCGCCGGAGGATTTTTCCCGGTTCGTGCATCATCAGCTTCCACATGACAGCGAAACGTGGCAGCGGCTGCAGGAGAATTTCTTCTGCTATGATACAGACCGCGAAGTGTATCTGCGCAGCGTAATGGCTGCAGTTCGCGAAAATCATGCCCATCTATTTTCACCCACAAGCCTGTTTATCCTTGCTGTTACAAATCGCTGCAACAATGCTTGCGTTTATTGTCAGGCGAACGGCGGCGCAAAATGTGCTGACTTGGACATACCGACCGCGCGAAAAATCATTGACCGCATTGCCGCGTCCCCAGCAAAGCACCTTACCATCGAATTTCAAGGCGGCGAGCCGCTTATGAACTTCCCAATCTTGCAGGAGGTCGTTCGTTACAGCCGCGAAAAGCTGAACGGCAAGGACGTTTCCTTCGCACTGGTCAGCAATCTCTCCTTGGTCACGGAGGAGGTGGCGGATTGGATTGCGGAGAACAATATCTCCGTATCCACCTCCTTGGACGGGCCAAAGTTCCTCCATGATTTGCAGCGTCCGCGCAAAGACCGCGACAGTTCTTACGAGGCAATGCTGCGAGGACTGGCACGCCTGCGAGTGCGGAATCGCTCTGTTGGTGCGATTCAGACGACAACGCGGGCCGCGCTCCCATATGCCCGTGAAATCGTTGAAACATATGCTTCATTAGGCTTTCAATCCGTATTTCTCCGCCCGCTAACTTGCCTTGGTGCAGCAAAACGACGCTGGAACGAAATCGGATATACGCCGGAAGAGTTTTTAGCCTTCTACCGCGAAGGACTGCAAGCGGTATTTGAGCTGAATCACCAAGGCACTTTCTTTCTTGAGAACCATGCAGCCATTTTTGCCTCCAAACTGTTCTGCAATGGCGGGCAAAATTATATGGAGCTGCGTTCTCCATGCGGTGCAGCGCTGGGGCAGCTGGCTTTTACCGCCTCCGGTAACGTCTATACCTGTGACGAGGGGCGCATGATGGCGGAAATGGGAGACGATGCATTCAAGCTCGGCAACGTCTTTGAAAACGGGTATGACGAGTGGCTGAACAGCAACGTCTGCAAGGCGGTTTGCTCGGCATCCCTGCTTGAAACGCTGCCCGGCTGCTGCGACTGCGTCTATCAGCCGTACTGCGGTGTTTGCCCTGTCGTTCACTATGCGCAGACTGGTCTGCTGCACTGCAATCCTCTCCACAGTGAACGCTGCAAAATTTACCATGGCATGCTGGATACGCTGTTTGAATTGTTTTACCGCAAGGACGATGAAAAAATCGCCTTTCTGAAGCAATGGATTTCGTAAGGAGCAACACCATGAAGAAGAAAAAACGCTTGCGTAAAGTTGGCATTGCCCTGCTTGTTGTCTGCGGACTTGCCGCGTTCGCCAATTCGTTCTCCGACCACAATAAAACGCCCGCAAACAATACACCCTCTATTGCCTCTTATTCGCTTTCGGTTGATGATTCTGCCGCTGCGCCCGCTTTTGCTGATGTTTACGCAAGCGCCGGGCAGACTGCATCATCGTCTAATTTCCGCGGTTCCTATTCCGGCGACCTCAAAGACGGGAAACGCAACGGCACGGGTTCATTCCGCTGGACAAGCAACGTCACTTACAGTGGCGGATGGGCAAACGACCAAATGGACGGCTTCGGCGTGCTCCAGTTTCCCGAAGGATACACGCTGTCAGGAGATTTTGAGGCCGGGAAGCTCAAAAACGGCACGATTGTCTACAAATTCAACGGTATCACATGGCAACAATCGGTCGAACAGTTTCAGCTGAATCCGCAGACAACCATCATTTATGCGGATGGTACAACCGTGACCGGACTCTACACGGACGGTTATTTCAATGGTCAGGCGCAGATTCAGTATGCGAATGGGGATACCTACGCCGGCATTCTGGTCAACAGCCTGAAGGAAGATGACGCCGGAACTTACACATGGGCGGATGGCGCGCACTTCACCGGTCACTGGGTGCAGGACAAAATGGAAGGTCAGGGTATCTACTACTATGATGCTTCTGCTTCTCCAGCGCAGTTATCCGGAACTTTCATCAACAATCTTCCCCACGGGGTACTCATTTATATTTCAAAAAGCGGCAGCGTGCTCCGTACCCAGTGGGAAAACGGCGTTCGCGTACAGTAACGCAAAGGAGGAAGAACATGGCAGATTCATTCTTTCCGAAAGTCAAAAAGAGCATCACAGACTTCCTGTATGAGGAGGAAGGAAACATCCCGCGCAATAAACTGCTGACGCTTGGGTCTATGATTCTCTTGCTCAGCATTCTCTATGCTGATGAGGCCTTTGCGGGGCATCGATCCCATAGTTCGCACAGTTCGCATGGCTCGCACGGTTCCAGTTCTCACGGTAGCTCGCACGGTTCACATTCTTCGCATGAATCACATAGCTCGCACCAGTCTGTTTCGCATTCCTCGCACGGTTCGGTGGCTGCACCCACGCATAACAGCAGCACCATCATCACCAATCCACCGACTTCGCGGGTTACGCCGAAGCCGACTGCGAAACCGACTGCTACCCCCAAACCTACGGTGAAACCGACCGCTACTCCTAAGCCTACTGTGAAACCGACTGCTACTCCCAAGCCCACGGTGAAACCAACTGCTACTCCTAAGCCTACGGTGAAACCGACTGCTACTCCTAAGCCTACGGTGAAACCGACCGCTACTCCCAAGCCCACGGTAAAACCGACTGCTACCCCTAAGCCTACTGTAAAACCGACTGCTACTCCCCACCTCACTTCGCTGCCCAACAACAATGCCGCCATGCCTACAACCGTTCCCACTTCTGCTGGATTCTCCGACATTCCAATGCCGCAGATTCCACAGGACAATACTTTTGCAAGCTCCATCAATAAGCCGATTGAACTAAGTGCCATCCCTGCATTTTCTGAAATTGATCCGCTCAAACATAAATGATTACAAATAACAAGCTCTGAAGAATTTTCAAAACCCCAGTGCGATTCATAACACTGGGGTTTTGGAGTACAATGCTTTCTTATTCCGAGTCGCTATATGCGATGGTTCAATTAACTCATACGTTCCCTTTTTTTGTCTGCTACGCTATAAAACAATAATGCTTGTAAACTTTATTTTCTTCTATTAGTGCATCATACGTAGAAAATAAAGGCTAACAATATTGACAATGACGGAAATGCACTATATAATGATAATTGGTAGATTGGAGGTGTTTGTCGGTGACGATTCGCGGATTATGTCATCGCCATTTAGTTACCTTTTTAGCATTGCCAAAAGAAAATGCTGGTAAAGGTCGCACTTCTTTCAAAGGAACCCGACTAAATTGATATAGCAGGCAAAAAGACGAACGTTGCATTACAGCTCTCTACCTTCCTGTGGATTGAGTAGCCGTAAGCTATCGGTTGCGTCGCTACTGAGAAGAAGCACTCCTGTTGTAATCAATGAAAGGATGAGAGTTATGGCGCAACAGCAGACTGATGCCAATGCAAGAAGCGCTTTCTTCGAGTGGCTCGCACAGAACGTATCGCCTGCATGTCTGTCAGATCTGTATGTAGCAGCCACAGATCTTGAAACGTATTGTGTAAACAAAAAGTTTCTGAACGAACCTATCTTCGAAGTATCTGATGCAGCTACCATTGATCGCCTTCGTGTCTGCCTTTCTCGTGACAAGATTTTTAAGCTTTTCAATCGCAAAAAGGCAGATCGCATGTTGTCTTTTTTGCAATATTATGCGAAATATATATCCATTAATATTTTCGAGAAAGTACAGCTTCACGCAGCGGCATCCGCGCCAAATAGTAGACCGAAAGATTCTGCGCATAAGGCTACTGCAGCAGGACATTCTACTGTGATTGTGCAAACGTCCGCATCGGCAACGCTCTCCAAGGCTGCTGCTCACTCGATAGAGTGCTTTCGTAGTTTTTTGAACAAGCAAGGAAATTCGGCATCAGCTATTCAGCGGTTAATTGATGCATTATTAGCTACTGATGAGTTTATTTCAAAGAATGCGGGATATGGTGGAAGTATACTCGAACTAACGGGCGATGCCGCAGTCAATCACATACTTCTTTTGCTGCTGGCAGATGATGCGTTTCATCAGTTAAACCACAAATATAGTGACTGCTGTGTATCTGCCGTGCAGCTTTATGTGCGGATGCTGAAAGCGAATAAAGCTGCTAAAGCGTCTGAAGCAAAACAGAACGTTCCCCTTAATCAGCCTTCTGCAATACCGAAACCGCTGCCGCAAGAACCAAAAGCTCAGGTGCTTCCTGTTTCCACAGTTAAAGAACTGCCGGCAGAGAAACCTGTTATTACACAGCAGCTTGTAATGGAAGGTGTCGCAGCTGATCCGGTTCTGGTTTATGCCGATCAAAACGGAATTGCATGGATTGATAAGCGTCATCAAAACGGCTGCCTCTGGCTGATTGGCGATATGAGCATCTATCCGCATACGATCAAACTGCATCAGATGGGTTATGATTTCAAATATGCCAAGGGCGGCGCAAAGGCCACTGACGGGCGACCGGGATGGTATTTGCAAAAGAAACCGCAGCTTGTCGTTGAAAGTCCATTACAGCCAATGGAATCACCGAAAGCTGTCAATCCCGAAAAGTCTATAAGTCCAGAACTTTTTGCACTGCTGGCCGAAGATGAATATGCACCGCTACTGGAATGCTTGCTTCAGCAAGACATCACGACGGTAGAGCAGTTCGAGAAGATAAATCCTTGGGCATTCATGAATCGTTACGGTTTGTATAGCATCGGACAGCGTCAGGCGATCTATAAGCAGATTATGTCTCGCCTCAAGCCAGTCAAGCAGAGTGCCCCGGAACAGCTGTATACCCTTCAGACGAAAACATCTGCCTATCAGGGCAACTCACCGGCTGAGGCTTTCGCGGCTTTCTGCGAGAATATTGCGCAGAAGTATCCGCTGAAAATCAGATCGCTGCTGGACATGCCGTATAACGGAAAAGGTTCTATCGTACTTTCCCGAACGCCATCTTCCAGCGATTGCGCTAAGTTGATGAACCCAGTTGCTTACATCACAGGCTCGCTCACTGCACAGGCTGCGGTGGTTTACGGTCAGTGGATTTGCAAAATGTGCAACGAACCTGATTGCCCGGTTTCCATGTCAGAGCCTCAGAAAGCGCAATCTGCTGTACAGCAGCCGATTGCTAATACTGTTCAGCCTAAGCTGGAATCCGAGCAGCATCAGAATGCACCCAAAGAAGCAAAGCCTCCCCAACAGACTGAGCCGTCGCAACACTTCGAATTGCCCAAGCGGCCTGATGTTTCTGCGCCTCCCAAGCAACTCGGGACGCTCAGTCAGCCGACGACACCTCGGTCGCCGGAAGTGCCCAAGCAGTCTGATGTTTCCGTACCTCCCCAGCAACCCGAGGCTGCCAGTCAGCCCGAAATCACCCCCACCTCACAGCCTGAAGCCAAGACATTCGTTCCGGCGAATGCCTTTCTTACGGAACGTGCGGAGAAGATTGTCCTTGCAGCTGATATTGATGGTATTTCGATGGAAAACCTTTATAGTCAACTGCGAACAACCATGATAGCCACAAAGCAGGCTGTGGCGGATTCTCCCCGAATTGTCTCCGTCGCTGGCAAGCTCATTCACGAAGATGCCTTTGTGGATTGGGAAGATGGCGCAAACCAGATGGAGAAGATTCTTGACAAACTGCTTGCCAAGAACAACGGCTATGTGTCCGCCGCGCAACTCTACGAGTATGTCCATGCGGATATGCAGATGTTCCTGAACGACAACAATATGGACGATACTCGGGCTGTGTATGACTTGGCGCAGCACCTGTTCGAGAAGGTCGATTACCACGGGAAGCATCTCGTATTCCAGTCCAAGACCCATATTTCCAGAGGAGAAACCGCGGTTACTACGAACCTTGACATCATGCGCAACTTCGCGCGTGAGCAGGGTGGTTTCTTCGTGGAGGACGAGCTGGAAGAATACTTGAAGAGCGTCGGAATTAAGACGAACGGTATGCGCACGCAGATGCAGATATACTCAAAACCCACCTTCCTCTTCTATGCACCGCGTACATTCATTACAGCCGAAAGCATCGGCTTTGATGATGCATGGTTTGCAACCGCGCAGAAGGCGCTGGATAATTTGTTTGCCGACATGGGTGATCACGTTGTTCTGCGCGACATTCAGCCGTGGTGGTATACGCAGCTGCCAGCACTGCCGGGAAATAGGAACTGGACACCCCTGCTGTTGCAGAGCATATTGATGCACTTCAGCAAGAAGCTGAAAGGCACACATACGATTTGCGCGATGAATACGCAGGCGCTCGATACCTTACATGCCATGATTGTCAGCAACACCAGCGAAATCAGCACATTTGCTGATGCGGTGGTTGCATTTCTTGTTGATGATCAGGTTGAGCAGCGCCGTTTTGAAGCAGAGGAACTGCGTCAGCTGCTGGTTCAGCGCGGCATGATTGCGGGTAATGAGCTGATTTGGAATATGCCCAAGGCGCTGGCAAAAGACGGGCGCTTTGCTTGGGATGCCGATGGGAAATATGTTGCAGTAAAGGTGTGATGGTTATGGCGAATGTTAGCTTTACTCGAGACGAAATTATCCTTTCATTAGATGTGTTATATTCCGCCGAGGGGAAAAGCTTATCGCCCGCTTCTGAGAGCATCAAAGAACTTAGCGCTGTATTAAACAAACTGCCGATTCATCCGTTAGAAAAACGTCCGGATAATTTTCGTAATTGTGTTGGTGTAAGTCACCAGATAGAGCGTTTTGAAAAGGGCTATTCTGATAATCAAAAAATATGGAATGTCGGCTGTCTGTTTTTTCAGGTTGATGCAGAATATAAAGGCAAACATGACGAATTACATGCCGTAGCACAGGCAATTCGTCGAAACATTCCATACTATGCACTCGTACCATTTGGCAGTGATTTAGAGCAGAATGGTTTCCCAGAAGGTGCGTTGCTAAGTCATCTTCATAGGTTCATTGAAAATCGCGATGGTAAAAAATATAATTTAGAGGAACGATGCATGATATGCCAATTGTCACCAGATTCTTTATATCAGTACTGTGGCAATTTACTTCAGAAGCACCTTGTTATTCCACCAAGCGATATGGATGGCAGTAAAAAATACACATCCTGTGACTTTATCACCGTGTGTCCGAATTGTCATACAGCATTGCATCAGTATCGTCCATGGTTAAGCAAAGAAAAATGCGGAAATTTACTCCGCTGACGGGGGTGTAGTTAGTCCATGTATGGCTATGAGTGGACAGCGGAATATGGCATCTTCCGTCTGACCATTGATGCAAAGATTCAAAAAGAAATTCGTCCAGTCTTTCATGAAGAACTGGACTTTTTTGGGATGGATCAATATTGGGACTATCCCAAAGATACCGATAATCCTCTATTGTGGGCTGAAGGTATTCGCCGTTATGTAATAAATGGTGAATGTGTGGCAGAGGCACAGGGTGGTGGGTTCTACACAAAACCAACAATCAAACTGTTGACCGAAGATAGACTTCAACTTAAGCCAATAGATGTTGAACGCCTTTACGAGGTTAATCAGGCTCTTATGGTAAGCCTCGAACAGAAGGCAATACAATTTATTCAAACGCAGCACGAGAAATATCAGCCTAAGGGCTATTCGTTCATTTGTGCCTTTTCAGGCGGCAAAGACTCTCTTGTTCTACTCGATTTAACCTCTAAGGCTTTAGCTCCCGGAGATTTTTATGTTGTATTTAGCAATACTGGCATGGAACTATCGGACACACTAAAAGCAGTCGATGCGGCAAAGCGACTATGGCCGAACTTGCGGTTTGAAGAAGCAAAGTGCCATATGAAACCGACTGATTCTTGGGATGAGTTTGGGCCTCCCGGTCGCAGGATGCGTTGGTGTTGCGTTGTTCACAAGTCTGTTCCGACCATTATCAAGTTGCGTGAGATTATTGGTAATTATAACGCCAAAGCTGTTGTATTTGATGGTGTTAGAGCAGAAGAAAGTGCAAGAAGAGCCAAATACGACGATGTAAGTGAAGGAGCAAAGAACATTAGTCAGGTGAATGCCAGCCCAATACACAAATGGAATACAGCTGAATTATACTGTTATATTCTAAAAAATTCATTGATGATAAACAATGCTTATCGTCTTGGCTTGTTCAGAGTCGGATGTATGGTCTGTCCGTTGTCATCCGATTGGTGGGATGGTATAGCAAACGCATATTACAAAAACGAAATGGAACCTTTGCTGCAACGTGTAGAGGAATATGCAAAAAGAACGAAGCCTGAAAACGAAGTCAAAAAGTATATTGAAGATGGTGGATGGAAGGCTCGAATGGGGGGACGAGGGCTCCTCAACGGAGGAAATCGAGTAACAGAGCAAATTCAGAATAATGAACTCACTTTCACTATCAATAACGCGACACAGAATTGGCTATCGGTTGCACCCATTCTCGGCTCTATTACTGAACAGAACGACATACACGGTGTTCACAAAATTAGCGGAATTAATTATGAGTATCGAATAGTAAGGGAAGAAAGTTCATTAAAAGTTTCGTATAAGCCATTCTCAAAAATGGACAGATTTGTTATCAGCCATCTAAGAGGAATTGCGTATAAATGTGCTTTCTGTAAAGGCTGCCGCGCATGTGTTGTGCAATGTCCAACGGGCGCGTTTACTATTCAGTCAGATGGCTCAATTCTAATAAGACAGTCAATTTGTGTCCATTGCTATAACTGTCTAACTTTTTCAGAGAAAAGCTGTTTGCTTGCAAAGTCGCTCAGCACAACAAATGGAGGCGGAAACGGTATGGATATGAAGGGCATGAATCCCTATCAGCACTTTGGATTAAGGCAGGCTTGGGTTGAACATTTTATGTCTGAAGGCGTAGAGTGCTTCGGGCAAGGAGTTCTTGGCAATCGTCAATATGATGCATTGAAAGTCTGGCTCAAGGAATCGCAGATACTGGAAAGTAACAGCAAAAACAAGTCTCTATCCATCACACCCATTGGAGAAAAACTGATCAAGTTCGGGCCCTATAAACCGATTACTTGGGCTGTTATCTGGGCAAATTTGGCGTATAACTCCACAATTTGTCATTGGTATTGCCTAAATGCCGAAATTGGCGCAACCTATGAGAAGGGCGACCTCGTCGTCATGTTGGGCGAGAATGGTTCCAAGTCGAGCCGTGACAACGCAATTACCGCACTGACTGAAACACTCCGCCAATCCCCCATTGGTTCAGCTATCAAGCAGGGGGTTGCAATGGAGATTACAAAGAATACATATTCCTACCTCCGCGCCGGTTGGGATTACCCTCACGCCGCCGCATTGCTCTATGCGCTGTATCTCTACGCGGAGCGCACCGGCCGCTACAGCTTCACATTCACTGACCTCGTGAACGCCCACAACAACCCTGACGGCGCGGGCATGTCCCCGGCAGACATCTTCGGTATTGACGTGAAGAACTTCCGCGAACATGTGCAAGGGCTGGCGGTGGGCTTCCCGAAGTACATCCGCGTGTCTTTCGTTGCCAATCTGGATAACATCATTCTTGAACCCGGAATTTCTTCTTTGGACGTTCTGGTGCTTGCTGAAGAATAACACAGAAAGGAATATGCAGCCATGCCCACCGCCAAATACAGCAATTATCTTGAAATCAACCCGTCTTTCGAGTCGGTCGTTGACATTGATGCGGATACGCGAAATACAAACCTATGGCGCGAGTATATCGTCGGGGATGATATGGAGTCCCTTGTCGAGCAGATGTGCCAGTCTATCGGCAATGAAGCACCCGACTTGCGCCGCTCCTTCTGGATTCACGGCTCTTACGGAACTGGCAAGAGCTATGCCGCCATCTTCGTCAAGCACTTGATGGAAGAAAAGCCGGAAGTGGTGGGCGATTTTCTCGCGGCATCCAACCGCTTGGCGAAGTACAAGAACCGCGTGATGAAATTCCGCAGCAAGGGCGACTTCCTCGTCGTATGGCAGACCGGATGCAACGGTATACGCTCCGGCGACATGATGCTGCTGGAGATGGAACAAGCAATACAGCAGGCGCTGGTTGCAAAATTCGGTGACAAAGCGCAGCTCGGAAGCAGTTCTTTGCTTGATGCTGTAAAGGCGAAGCTGAACGACCCCGGCACGAACTGGGATTATCTGATTGAAACAACCTCGCTGGGTGATGATTACAGCTCCGCCGACGAACTGCGTGCCCAAGTCAATGAGGGAAATCTGAAAGCTATTCAAGCGGCAGCTGCCGTAATTCGTCGGCGCGGCGGCTTAATCAACAACCTTGATACCTTCAAGGCGTGGATTGCCGATGTGATTGAAAGCAATGGGCTCTCCAAGAGCGGTATTTTCTTTATCTGGGACGAGTTTACCGAGTACGTTGCCCACAGCGATGATCATACGGTTATGCAGCAGATTTCTGAGTTCTGCAAGGTGCAGCCGCTGTTTATGCTCTATGTCGTTCACCGCAGTCAGGAAATGGTGGACAGCATGGGCAAAGACCGCCATCAGATGATTACCAATCGCTTCCACCAGACAGAGTTCCATGTTAGTGCGGATGCCGCCTTTGACTTGATTGCTGGCTCCATTAACGTCCGCAACGGCATGAGCGAAACGTGGAAGGAAGATCGGAAGGCAGTCATCAAGCGGATTCAGCCTTCCCTGCCGGACATGTCCGGGCTGGATGATAAAATCAGCGAACATATCCAGTTGTTTTGCCCAATGCACCCCATGACGATTCGTCTGCTCTCCCGCGTTGCAGAGAGCTTTGCCGCGGCGCAGCGAACGATGTTTCGCTTTATGAAGGATAGCTCCAGCACTGAATTGGGCTTCCTCGGCTATATCAGCAAGTACGGCCCGGATGACCAATTTTGCTGGCTCACACCCGACTGGCTGTGGGACTATTTCTTCACCCGAGCAAGTGACTTCAGCGACAAGGACACCAAAGCTGCCGAATATATCCATCACTACGAAGAAAGTAAGCATTTGGTAGAAAACGATGAGAATGCGCATTGCGTGTTTAAGACAGCTATGCTGCTGCTTGCAGTCATGTCCTCCACAAAAGGCGTTTATGGTGGTATGAAGGCACATGGCGGTATTTCTGCCACACAAGACTGCTTAATCAATTGCTTGGCTGGTGTAATGTCTGCTGACAAGGTGAAGGACTTGCTTACAACCCTGGAGGATTGCAAAATACTGCTTCGCGATGAGGCTACGAATGGTGTTATCCGCTTACAGCTGCCTTTCCGTGGTGCTAACGGCGATGATTTCAAAATCCGGTACGAAGAAAATGACGGCAAGTACAGCCGCTATCAAATGTTTGCAAAGGATGGAAAGTTTTCATCAGCTTTTGAGAAGCTGGCATGGGATGAAAACGATGCTGCTTTCAAGCGCATGAAAATCTGCGTATGCTGTGCTGAAACGCGTTCCATTAAAACACGTCTGGAAGAAATCAAGAAGGAACTGGATAAGTGTCCCTATAAGCTCGGCTTGCTGATTGTTACAGTGAAGGATGAGGCCCAGTACAAGTCTATTCAGAAGGATTTGGAAGACACCGCAGCAAATTCTGGTGAACCTCGATTGATTATTGCATTGGTCAAAACGCCGTTTACTGATGAAAAGCGGAAGCAGTGGCTGACAAACATCACGAAGCAGGAATTGGCAAGTAGCAGCGTGAAGACTGCAGCTGCTTCCCAGTACGAAAACGATGCCCGCATTATTGTAAGCACATGGGTCAATGAAGCTGTAAGCGTCAGCAACATCATTGCGTGGAATGAGAAAAATGTCTTTACTAACCAGTTTGGTATGCTCAATCTGAGAAAAACCATCCGCATGAACGTGCAGGATGTACTCTTCCCGTATGCGCCGGAAACCATCGTTGTCACCAGCACAGCCTATAAGCCTTGCAATGATCCGGCACCACTTGCGGGCATTACTCGCGCAACAACAAATTCTCAGTTGAAAAACGTTCTTGATGGTTTGAAGCAGCCCGGTCTGCTTTCGCTGAATACCATTAACAGCATGGTAGATGCCAATGGCAGCAAGCAAGCAACATCCGTCAGTGCACTTGCTAAGTTAATTCGTGATGAGATGGAGTCTGGTCAAAAAGTCGTTTTAAGTGATTTGTGGGCAAAGCTGCAAGCAGCGCCATTCGGTTATTACAATTGCATTGCCTGCGGCGTTCTGCTTGGTTATGTATTCTCTTGTTATAAGAATAGTACGTTTAACTGGACGGACAATGTACAAAGCACACACGATCTGGGTGATGCCACGCTCAAAACGTTGATTCTAAACATGGTTAAGGGAATCATGACAACTGACTACCTCTCTGCGGGCAGTGTTACATTCCAGCAATTCCGTCAGTATGCCAAGTACATTCTGAATCTGTCGGATGCAGAGATTGCCAATGAAACAGCATGTTGGCACAATATGCGTGAAGCTGTGACGAAGACAGGTTCTCCTTTCTGGGCGCTCAAGTATCTGCCAGATGCAGTTTATGGAAGCCCTGATTTCAAACTGGTGGCAATGAAAATTATTGATAATATGCAAGAATTTATTGCTGCTGAAAATAACAGTGAAGGTGCCATGAGCAATGTCATTCAGCTTTTTAACGGCCGCGGCAAACTGAGAGTCAATCTCACAAAGGCATTCCAAGATAAGAACGTTATGGCTGTTGCTTTCCGCACCTTCCTGTTTGATGCATCGCCTGAATTGAAGGCGATTGCGGACAAGCTCTCTGTGACGCCAGAAGCGCTTAGCGACAAGCTGCACATGGTGATGCAGAATGCCATCTATACTTGGACAGAAGAGCAGGTAAAGGGAAAGCTGCCGGACATCGTAAGCGAATACGGCTATCTTGATGCGCTGAACAGTGCCTTGGAAAAAGTCTACCACAGCACCGAAGATGCTGTGAAAGACCTTGCTAACCTTTTCAAGTTCCTGCGAATTTCTATGGCAGCCATTGCAAAGCTGGATAAACCTTGGTTTGCAGCAATGCAAATTCTGTATAAAGTTTCGTACAATGGCATCCTCCATATGACGCAAGAAGAGCGTGCTGCTGACATTGCAGTTCTGACGCAGTATGGGAAAAATGCCATGGACTGCTTGAAAGATGCCAGACCTGTGCTGGCTGATATTCTGGAAAGCGAGGATATTGACTGCACACAGCAGGAACTTGATTCAATTTATGCTGGTCTTAAAGATATGACCTGCGATACATCGTTATCTCAGTTTGAGAAAGAGCTGAAAACACAGATTGGTCGCATTAGTCAGGTTAGAAATCGTGCGCTGCTTCAAGAACGCTGGCTTAGCTTAACAGGCAAAGAGTCTGTTAAGGCGTGGTGTTCCGATCATAGCGCACCGCTGCTCTGGATTATTCCAAAGGAGTTCAAAAAGGACTTTGTCACGTTGATTGATGTGCAGAAGAATAATCGCGTGCTTGATCAAAGTGTTCAGAACGCAATCAACACACTGTCCACTATGGACGCTGCCATTCTGAACGATAGTGCAAAGATTAATGATGCTTTTATGAAAATTATAGGCATTGAATATGCATCGCTCTTCCAAGAATGTGGCCCGGTTATCCTTGCACAGGCCAAAATGCGCATTGGCAACGACATGAGCGCATGGGACACTTCTGATCTGCCGACGCTTCTTGGGTTGCTGAAGAATGCACAGAAAGAAAAAGCAAAGAAGGAGAAACTGGCGGGTGCAAAGAAGAAAGCTGCCGTTATGCCTGAAAGTGATCTGCGCAGCCGCGTTGTGCAATTTTTGGACGAGCACCCGGAATTCTGTGATTTCTTCGCCAAATAAGGGAGAAAATAAGA